CTTTGAAAATTCCCCGGAGGGATTTTTTATATTTGAGTTTCATGATACTTGTAAGGGCTTATGATATGGTCTAATGCACATCTCAATGGACCTGCCACCTATTGAGAGTTTGTTAATTTCTCCTTTCTGTTTTGTGCATCCCTCCGCCATATCATAAGTCTTTATAAGTGTTATGAAACAGTATGGAAACTATAAGAAAGGAGATCAGAAACATGGCAAAAGTGAAGCAAACTTCAACCAAAGACACAAAAAAGAGCCTCAGACCAGCTTTAACGCCAGAGGCAAGAGAAAACAGAGCTATTGCTTTGGCTATGGATTTGGTCGAGCAGCGGTTGATGGATGGAACGGCATCGTCACAGGAAACAACTCATTTTTTGAAGCTTGGTTCTGTAAAGAATAAACTCGAGATAGAGAAACTTAAAGCTGAGAATGATCTCATCCACGCAAAAGCAGAAATGGTACGGGCTCAGAAGAATAATGAGGAGATGTTTAAGGATGCTATCGCGGCAATGAAGGAGTATAGTGGCAATGGAACTACGGAGGATGATATAGAAGATGAATATTAAAAGATATTCAGAACTTATAAAATTTCCAACATTCGAAGAAAGATACGACTATCTGAAATTGAATGGTCGAGTTGGCGAAGACACTTTTGGTTTTGATAGATATCTGAATCAAGTTTTTTATCGATCAAAAGAATGGCGATCAGTGAGAGATTTTGTTATAGCAAGAGATAACGGATGCGATTTAGCAATTGATGGTCGAGAGATATTTGATAAAATTTTAATACATCATATGAACCCAATCACTAAGGATGATGTATTGAAGAGACGGGATTATATTTTAGATCCTGAGTATCTGATAACAGTCACAAAGCGTACACATGATGCAATACATTATGGTGATAAAGAATTGTTATTAAGTACATCACCAATTACAAGAACTAAGAATGACACATGTCCATGGAGACATTAAAGTGAGAAGCCCGATTCTAGGCTTCTTTTTTATTTGAGAGGAGGTATGCAAATGAGTGAAGTCACAAATGCAAATGACAGCATTCTTACATCAATCAAGAAGATTCTTGGAATACCGGAAGAGCATGAACACTTTGATGCAGATATCATTATGCATATCAATACAGTTTTTATGATTCTCAATCAGCTTGGTGTCGGACCTGCTTTGGGGTTTAAGATTTTGGATAAAACCACAATGTGGGATGATTATTTGGAAAATGATAGTCAGTTAGAAGCTGTTAAATCCTATATGGGTTACAAGGTTCGATTGATGTTTGACCCCCCATCAAGCTCAGCCATCACAGAGTCGATTAATCGCGTCATTAGCGAGCTTGAATGGAGAATACTTGTGATGGTCGAAAGTAAAAATTCTCGAGAGGAGGAATCATGATGTATGAATATGTATTATGCCATCATGGTGTTCTTGGTATGAAATGGGGTGTCCGTAGATACCAGAATGCCGATGGAAGTCTTACGTATGCTGGAAAGAAACGAGCATTGAAAATCCAGGACAAATATACAAATTTTACGGAGAATCAAAAGTATCGAAAGAAGAATGGCGACTACACATATGCTGGACATAAGAAGGCTTTGAAGATGCGAGAGAAGTATTCAGCAGTTACTGGCGGAAAGAAATTGACTCGGTTTACACCATCTGGAAAGGCTGTGACAAACAAACCAAGAACGTTAGGAGATTTGTCGGACGAAGAATTGAACAAAAAGGTTCGACGTCTGAGATCGGAACGAGATTATTTGGATTTGAATAGACAAATATCATCGTTAACTCCTAAACATATATCTGCCGGAAAGAAATTTGTAGATGCGATCAAATCATCAGCAGTATCAGTGTTAAAGGATAAAGGCACAAAACTTGCTGGAGATTATCTGGATAAGCAGGTTAGAACGAAGTTGGGTATGAATGATGCATACAACAAAAAAAAGAAATCTGAAAAATTACAGCAGGAAATGCTCGATGCTAGAAATCGATATAACATCGAAAACTTCAACAGAATGTATAAAGATTTAAAGAATAAAAAATAGGAGTGATTTTATATGGCATTATCGAACACCGCCACCCCACGATACTACGGCGAGTTTCGAGATGCCGTACTTCGAGGTGAAATTCCGGTAAATGAAAAAATCGAGATGGAAATGAATCGAATAGATGCCCTAATACAGAATCCAGGTGTCTACTATGATGATAAGGCAATAGACGGATTTATTGCTTATTGTGAAAAAGAATTGGTTCTAACCAACGGCGATGATTTGCATCTATTGGATTCATTCAAACTGTGGGCTGAGCAGATCTTTGGATGGTATTACTTTGTTGAGAGGAGTGTATACGTCCCGTCAAAAGATGGGCACGGAGGGCATTATGCGAGAAAACGAATTAAGAAACGGCTCATAAATAAGCAGTATCTGATCGTTGCGAGAGGCGCAGCAAAGTCCATGTATGCTTCTTGTATTCAAAACTATTTCTTGAATGTCGATACATCCACAACACATCAGGTCACAACTGCTCCAACAATGCCGCAAGCAGAAGAGGTTATGTCGCCAATCAAGACTGCCATAACCAGGGCAAGAGGACCGTTGTATCAGTTTCTTACTTATGGATCATTGCAGAATACAACCGGATCGAGAGCTGACAGAGTGAAACTTGCCAGCACAAAGAAGGGAATTCAGAATTTCTTGACGGGGTCACTGCTGGAAGTAAGACCAATGTCGATTGACAAGCTTCAGGGATTACGAGTGAAGATAGCTACAGTAGATGAATGGTTGTCTGGAGATGTCCGGGAAGATGTAATTGGTGCTTTGGAGCAGGGCGCCGCTAAGGAACAGGGCGGAGGTATGAACGATGACTATCTTATCGTAGCGATTTCCTCTGAAGGAACTGTCCGTAATGGTTCGGGAGATACAATCAAAATGGAATTGATGAGTATATTAAAAGGTGAGTACAATGCTCCACACACCTCGATATGGTGGTATGCCCTTGATTCTGTTGACGAAGTATCAGAACCGGATTTATGGATAAAAGCAAATCCAAACCTTGGAAAAACTGTAAGTTATGAAACGTATCAGTTGGATGTCGAGAGAGCTGAAAAGAATCCGGCAGTTCGGAATGATATTTTGGCAAAGAGATTCGGTATTCCCATGGAGGGTTATACATATTACTTCACATATGAAGAAACTCTTCCTCACAGAAAGAAAGAGTATTGGCAAATGCCATGTGCAATGGGAGCCGATCTTTCTCAAGGTGATGATTTCTGTTCTTTCGTATTTCTATTCCCATTATCAAATGGAGAATTCGGTGTAAAAACAAGAAACTACATAACGGAGCTTACTTTGAATAAGCTACCTTCAGCCATGAGATTCAAATACGAAGAGTTCATGAATGAAGGAAGTCTTATTGTCATGGATGGAAACATTCTCGATATGATGCAGGTATTCGACGATTTGGACGAATACATTCTGTCTATTGGCTATGACGTTCGGTGTTTTGGATATGATCCATACAATGCTAAAGAATTTGTGGAAAGATGGTCAAGAGAAAATGGACCATTTGGTATTGAGAAAGTAATACAGGGAACAAAAACCGAGTCAGTCCCATTAGGTGAATTAAAGAAGTTATCGGAAGAGAGAATGCTACTGTTCGACGAGAAGCTTATGACCTTTGCGATGGGAAACTGTATTGTCATGGAGGATACAAATGGAAACCGTAAGCTTCTGAAGAAAAGGCACGATGCAAAGATTGATGCTGTTGCAGCTATGATGGATGCCTTTGTTGCATTCAAGTTAAATCGAGAAGCATTTGAATAAAGGAGGTCAAAATGGAATTGAATATTGGATCTAGGCTTAAAAGAGCCTGGAATGCGTTTACTAACCGGGATCCTACAGGTGGCTATAAATCTGTCGGCCCCGGTTATTCTTTATCTCCGAGTAGACCAAGACTATCCAGAGGTAACGAAAAATCTATAGTCAATGCTGTATTAACACGTATCGCGATGGATGCAGCGGCTATCGACATTAAGCATTGTCGGCTGGATAAAAATGGACGTTATTTGGAAGACGTTGATTCTCCACTCAACGATTGTTTCAACTTGTCGGCAAATATTGATCAGACGGGCAGAGCATTCAAACTGGATATATATCTGTCGTTACTAGACGAGGGTTGTATTGCTCTCGTTCCAATAGACACGACAGATAATCCAGACGATACGAATTCCTACGATATTAACTCGATGCGTGTATGTAGGATTCTCGACTGGTATCCTCAGCATGTTCGAGTTCTTGCCTATAACGATCGAAAAGGCAAAAAAGAGGAATTGGTAATGCCGAAGAGTCAGGTGGCTATTATTGAGAATCCGGCATATTCAGTTATGAATGAGCCTAACTCGACCATGCAGCGTCTGAAGAAGAAACTTAGTTTGTTAGATGCCACAGATGAACAGTCTGCTTCTGGAAAACTGGATTTGATTATTCAGTTGCCGTATGCGGTAAAGAGCGAATTGAAGAGACAACAGGTTGAAGAGCGAAGGAAAGACATCGAAGATCAATTGACGAATGGTAAGTATGGAATAGCATGGGCTGATGGTACTGAGAAAATTACTCAGCTCAATCGACCGGTTGAGAACAATCTTATGAAACAGATTGAGTATCTTACCAACCTATTCTATAGCCAGCTGGGTGTTACTCAGAGTGTTATGGATGGCACCGCCGATGAGAAGACGATGCTTAATTACAATAACAGAACAATCGAGCCTTTGGTGGCCGCGGTTGTTGATGAAGTGAAACGAAAGTTTCTTACGAAGACTGCCCGAACAAAAGGACAGTCTATTTCTTATTTCACAGACCCATTCAAACTGGTTCCGGTTGATAACATCGCTGAAATAGCAGACAAGTTCACAAGAAATGAAATTATGACTTCAAATGAAATCAGACAGATTATCGGAATGAAACCGTCGGATGATCCGAAGGCTGATCAGCTTATAAACAGTAATATCAGCCAACCAAACCAGGGAGAAGAGTTGGTGGTGGGTGATACAGAAAATGAAGAAAGGAGCGAAGGTCAAAATGGGTATTAATTGCGACTTTAGTGGATGGGCTACCCGAAACGATTTGTTATGCGGTGACGGTAGAACCATTCGAAAAGACGCCTTTGCACAGAATGATGGGTGTCAGGTTCCTCTTGTTTGGAACCACAAACATGATGACGTGAATGCCGTGCTTGGACATGCTGTTTTGGAAAATCGACCAGATGGTGTCTATGCATATGGAGTATTCAATGATAGTCCGCAGGGACAGAAAGCAAAGAATCTTGTTCAGAATGGCGACGTTCGATCTTTGTCTATTTGGGCAAACGAACTGAAACAGATTGGAGGAGATGTGATTCACGGAAATATTCGTGAACTCAGTCTCGTATTAGCAGGTGCTAATCCAGGAGCATACGTAGATTTCGTAATGGCGCACAGCACTGAGGAAGAGGATAGTTTGTATGCTTCTTGGGATGAAAATATTATGCTTCATCACTCTGCTGATGAAGAGAAAGGAGATTCAAAAATGGACGGTGACAATAAGCCAGAAGAAAAGAAAAACGAAGGCGACGACAAGCCGGAAGAGAAAACGATTCAGGATGTGATCGACACCATGAACGAGGAACAGCAGGAAGTTTTCTATGGTGTGCTTGCACAGGCAATTGGAGAAAAGGAAGAAAAAGATGGTAGTGAAGGAGGAGATAACTCTATGAAACATAATGCATTTGATAAGAACAATGAAACTGCTCAGCAGAATGTACTTAGCCATTCAGATGAGATGGCGATCGTCGCACTCGCAAAGAAGAGCAGTGTTGGTAGCCTTCAGCAGGCTATGGCAATTTACGCAGAAGAGAATAAGGATACTTTGTCACACGGTATCTTTGATGACAGTGTTGAGGAGCTTTTCCCAGAGTATGAGCTTCTCAAGAAGGGTGAACCTGAGACACTTGAGAGAGATCAGAGCTGGATTGGATCTGTAATTTCTAAGATTCATAAGAGTCCGATTAGCCGTATTCGTACAAGACAGGCAGATGCTCGTATTGCAAAGCTTAGAGCCAGTGGTTATCAGAAGAAGGGTAATTACAAGCATGAGTCAGAGCAGATCAAGCTGCTTAGTCGTACAACAGACCCGCAGACAATCTACATCAAGGACACAATGCATCGAGATGATATTGTCGACATCACAGACTTTGATGTTGTAGCTTATCAGTGGAACATGATGCGTCATGTACTCGACGAGGAAATGGCTATGGCTGCTCTTGTTGGTGATGGTCGTGACGATGGCGATCCGGATAAGATTCACGAGGATCATATTCGTTCAGTATGGCATGACGATGAGCTTTATACAATCCATCAGATTGTGGATTTCGAAGCCGCAAAGACGAAGCTTCAGGGCACAAATACAGGAGCTAACTTCAGTGAGAACTATATCAAGGCAGAGGCTATGATCGAATCGGCTTTGTATTCTCGTGAGAAGTTCAAGGGTTCTGGAACACCAGATTTGTACTGCACACCACATCTTCTTAATGTAATGCTTCTTGCTCGTGACCTTAATGGTCGTCGTATCTATGATTCCAAGGCAGATCTTGCCAAGGCACTCAATGTAAATGAAATTCATACTGTTGAGCAGTTCGAGGGACTTGAGAGAACAGCAGATGATGGTAAGAGAAAGCTTCTTGGTTTGTTTGTCAACATGGCTGATTATCAGTTTGGCGCTACTAAGGGCGGTGAAGTTACAAGATTCTCAGATTTCGATATCGACTTCAACCAGTACAAGTACATGCTGGAGACAAGACTTTCTGGAGCACTTACAAAGGTTTACTCTGCGATCGCTCTCGAAGAGAAGGTTTCGTAGTTGCGTAATTATATAAGGAGGAACATGGATTATGGAAAAGATCATGGAAAATTCTAGTGACTTACATGTAGTAGCAAGAAAGGTATACGCAAAGCCTAGCGACGCTTATGCTTATTCCGATTCAGACTACAAGACAAAGATCTCAGCAGATGAGTTGTATGACGCATTTGTTAAGGGGATGATTGTCGTCGATGCAGGAGTAGAGTACAAGCCGATTAGTGTTAAGGTTGCTTCCAAGGTAGCAACTGTGTCATATGTTAAGGCCGGCTCTACAAATCCGGAGATTGCGACTGTTAAGTCTGAGTAGTTAAGGAGGAAAATTCAAAATGGGTAAATGGTATGGAAATGTCGGTTTTGCACATACAACTGAAAATAATCCTGGTGAATGGGATTCTGAGATTATCGAGAAATCATATTTCGGAGATATTATGGGCAATCGATGGAAACGCCAGAATTCCGGTGGAATAAATGACGATGTCAATATTTCCAACATTATCAGCATTGTTGCTGATTCGTTTGCCAATGAGAATTGCTCTGAAATTGTGTATGCGGAATTCTTGGGTATAAAGTGGAAGGTCACAGATATCGAGCCACAATATCCAAGATTACTGCTCACATTAGGGGGTGTATATAATGGCGAGTAGGGTTGATTTACAGACTAAACTGGAGGAAATCCTTGGGAGTAGAAACGTATATTATAAAGCCCCTGAAAATATTAAGATGAGCTATCCAGCAATAATATATTCTCTTAATAATATAGAGGATAGAAATGCAAACAATAGTTCATACATAAGAAATAGAAGTTATAGTGTTACGGTTATATCAAAGCAATCAGATCCGGAAGTGGTAAATCGATTGTTGGAACTTCCATATTGTTCTTTTGATAGACCATACGTATCTGATAATTTGAATCATTACGTATTCACTTTGTATTGGTAATTAAGAGCCCATAATACGGGCTCTTTTTATTACCAAAAATCATGAAAAAGGAGGACAGATATATGTCTAAGATTAAATGGGATGAAACCGGAGAGCGTTTGTTCGAAACCGGTGTAGAAAATGGAGCGTTGTTTGTACAGGACAATAGCGGAACTTATGGAAAAGGTGTGCCTTGGAATGGACTTACGAACGTAAATGAGAGTCCGGAAGGTGGAGAAGTCACAACGTTGTATGCAGACGATGTAGCATACTTGGATCTTATCTCAGTAGAGAAGTATAAGTACACAATCGAAGCATATTCATCACCTGTTGAGTTTGATGCTTGTGATGGAACAGCAAGTATTGCTAAGGGTGTTACGATTGGACAGCAGTCTCGTAAGAAGTTTGGATTTACATATAAGTCACGTATCGGCAATGATATTGAAGGCTCTGATTTCGGATACAAGCTGCATATTGTGTATAACAGCTTGGCTTCTCCATCTGAGCGGTCACATGCAACCATTAATGATAGTCCAGAGGCAGAGACGATGTCTTGGTCGGCTAGTTCCACAGCAGTAAATGTTGCTGGTCATAAGCCAACTTCTACAGTAGTGATTAATAGCACAGCAGCAGATCCTGCTAAGCTGGCCATTCTTGAAAATATTCTGTACGGAAAGGATCATGAACTTACCAAGACTGAGCCTAAGAACTGGTCAACAGATTACAAGAAGTATTATACGAAGTCTGGAGATAAGTTCGAAGCGCTTACTGGTGAATCAGCGCCAACTTGGGAAGAGAACAAGTATTACGACGAGGCAACAGAGCCGAGATTGCCATTCCCTGATGAAATCATGGAAATCATGGGACAGGAGTAGAATATTAACCATGAGACCTCACAAAAATCGTGGGGTCTCTTTTTGTAAAAAGGAGGAAATTTATGTTAAAGAAGACAATAACATATACAGATTTTAATGGCACAGAAAGAACAGAGGATTATTACTTCAATCTGAGTAAAGCAGAATTATTGGAGATGGAAGTTGGTACCACTGGCGGTTATGCCGAAAAGGTGCAGGCAATCATTGACGCAAAGGATTCACCTGACATCATGAAGATCTTCAAGGAGTTGCTGCTCAAGGCATACGGCGAGAAGTCAGCAGATGGAAAGCGGTTTATTAAGATTGACGACAATGGACGTCCATTAGCAATTGCATTCGAGCAGACACCGGCATATTCCGAGATTTTCATGGAGCTTGCAACAGATGCAGACGCTGGTTCCGCGTTTATTAATGGTATCCTTCCGGCTGATTTGATTAAAGAAGCAAACAAGGCGGCGTTACCGAAGGTCGTAAAATAATATATCAAAATGGAGATGAATGAGAATGCTTTCAATTACGATACCCGGGAGAGAGTGGTTTGATGAAGAAAAGAATGAGTTTGTGACCACGACGAGTATGACTATTCAAATGGAGCATTCTCTTCTTTCTCTTCATGAATGGGAAAAGAAATGGAAAAAACCATTTTTCTCCGATAAAGAAAAAACAACAGAAGAAGTGCTGGATTATTTTAGATGTATGACGCTTACTCCGGATGTTGATGATGATATTTTTCGTGGACTTACGAATGAAAACATAGAGACAATCAGGAATTATATTAATGATTCAATGACTGCTACTACGTTTTCTGATAGAGAAAATCGTAAGTTCAATAGAGAGATAATAACCAGTGAGATTATCTATTATTGGATGATATCACTGAACATTCCTGTGGAGTTTGAACGATGGCATCTGAATAGTCTCATCACATTAATTAGAGTTTGTAATGTTAAGAATCAACCACCAAAGAAGATGAGTAAGAATGAGGTTCTTAATCATTATTTGGCTCTAAATGCAAGTAGAAGAAAGAAATTTAAGTAAAACAGGAGGTACAGATATGTCAATGAACGGAATCGATATTAGTGCATGGCAGAGAGGGATTAACTTAAGTAATGTCCCATTCGACTTTGTAATTGTAAAGGCTACCGAAGGAACGAAGTATATCAATGGCGTATGTGACAGTCATTGTGAAGATGCAATTCACCTCAGAAAGTGCTTTGGTGTATATCACTATGCAAATGGTGGAGATTACAAGCAGGAGGCAGATTTCTTCTTAGAGAAGGTAAAGAAGTATGTTGGAAAAGCATTGCTTGTTCTTGACTGGGAGAGTCAGAACAATCCACAGTTTGGTAAAACCGATCGTGACTGGGTTAAGAACTGGTGTGATTATGTGTATGCTCGGACGTGTGTTAAGCCAGTTATTTATATATCCAAGAGTTTCATGACTACACTGGATGGACTTGGGTATGAATTCTGGATCGCACAGTATGCGAATAACAAGCCTACGGGTTATCAGGAGAATCCGTGGAATGAGGGAGTATATACATGTCTCATCAGACAGTATGCATCAACGGGTCGTCTCACAGGTTATCCTGGAGACTTGGATTTGAACAAGTTTTATGGTACAGCGGCAGATTGGAATGCACGAGTATCAGTTGCCACACCAGTTCCAACACCAGTTCCAACATCAGCTCCGGCGGTATCTCCTACGGGTACAACCATTGAGCTTGTGGTGGCAACGCTGCAGAACAAGTATGGTGTAGGTGATGAGCGTAAGCAGAAGCTGGGAACTCGATATGACGAGGTTCAGAAGTTTATCGATTATGTTGCAAACGCTTCTATTGATCAGCTGGTAGCAGAAACAAAGGCTGGTGATTATGGTAATGGCGAAACTCGTAAGATTATTCTCGGAGCATTCAATAAGTACGATGCTGTTCGGAATAAGATCAATGCCGAGAATACAGCCAAGGCTAGTTCGGCAGCTATTTACGTAGTTAAGAGTGGAGACACGCTCTCTGGCATTGCTGCGAAGTACAAAACAACATATCAGGCATTACAGAAGCTGAATGGTATTCCGGATCCAAACAAAATTTATCCGGGTCAGAAATTAAAAATTAGATAATGAAAGGGTGATGCAGGTGATCACATTTAAGCAGAAGGGCGATTTCTCCAAACTGAATAGTTTCTTTGAAAAAATTAAAGAAACTGTCAAAATAGGAGATCTCGATAAGTATGGACGAGCTGGTGTCGAAGCACTTGCATCTGCCACACCAAAGGAATCTGGAAAAACTGCGGATTCTTGGTACTACACAATTGAACATGAAAATGGAAAATCGTCGATTAATTTTCTTAATTCGAACATTAATGACGGTGTTCCGATTGCAATCATATTACAGTACGGGCATGGTACTGGAACTGGAGGCTGGGTCGAAGGAAGAGATTATATCAATCCTGCGGTTCAGCCTCTTTTTGATAAGATTGCCGATGATGCTTGGAAGGAGGTTACTAGATTATGAGTAAGCAAGTTGATGAAAGAATTGTGTCGATGCAGTTTGACAACAAACAGTTCGAAGCCAATGTTAAAACTTCTATGTCGACTATTCAGAAACTTAAGCAGAGCTTAAATTTTAAGGATAGTGGAAAGAGTTTGGAAAATCTTAGCAAAGCGGCAAATGAAGTGAAATTCGATAAGCTTCTGTCTGGAGTTGAGACATTAGAGAAGAGATTTTCTGCAATGGGCATTGTTGGAATGAGAGTTATCGAGAATTTAACTGATTCGGCGATGCAGATGGTAACCAAAACCAAGAATCTTATAACAAGCACTATTAAACAGGGCGGTATTTCGAGAGCAACAAACATCGAAAACGCCCGTTTTCAGTTACAGGGATTATTAAAGGATGATGAAGCAGTTGCCGCTGTAATGAAAAACGTAAGCGATTCGGTGGATGGCACTGCCTATAGTTTGGATGCAGCAGCAAAAGTGGCATCTCAGTTAGCAGCTTCAGGGATGAGAGCCGGAGACGAGATGTTTTCATCACTAAGAGCGGTTGCTGGCGTTGCTGCTATGACGAACAGTTCTTATGAAGATATTGGTAGAATCTTTACTCAGGTAGCTGGTCAAGGTCGAATGATGGGCGATCAGTTATTGCAGTTATCTGGTAGAGGTATGAATGCAGCAGCTACTTTAGCAGAGCAAATGGGTAAAACAGAGCAAGAAGTTAGAGACATGGTGTCCAAAGGACAGATTTCGTTTTCAACATTTGCTTCAGCAATGGATAATGCATTTGGAGAGCATGCCAAGAAGGCGAATGAGACATTGAATGGTGCGTTCTCCAATGTTAAATCAGCATTAGCCAGAATCGGTGCCGAATTTGTTGCACCACTTATTGTTCAGAATGGTCCACTTGTACAAGTCCTCAACACAATACGAGAGAAAGTAAATGATGTCAAGAGAAACATTGTTCCATTTGCTGAATTGGTTACAACTACAATCAATAAGCTTGCAACCAAGGTAAATGCTGCAATTTCAAAGTTGAATATTGACAAGATGTTTGAGAAATTCAATTTCTTAAGTAGAGATTTCGGCGCGAGTAAGATTATCAAGCTGGTGGATGGAATATCCAAGCCAATTGAGAAAGTCACAGATACTGTGAAAGAAACTGTCAACGCAGTAACCGATTTGGATGACATTGTGAATAAAGTTATTCGTGGAGATTTTGGTAATGGAGCAGAAAGACTCGATAAACTAACCGAGGCAGGACAGAACTATTATAGAGTTCAAAATAGAGTAAATGAGGTACTCAATAATGGTTTCAGATTTTCAGAAGATCAAATACAGGCCCAGGACAAACTCCTTGGGATTCAGGAAAATACTGTTTCCGAGACAAAGAGCGAAACAACAGAAACTGTTAAATTGACAGAGGAGAAGAAGAAACTTATTAAAGAACTTGCTGGTATGAGTGATGCTCAGCTGAGAGCAAACGGATATACTGAAGAACAAATCGCTGCATTCAGAGAGCTGAGAGGAGTTGCTAATAAGCTTGGTATACCGATAGACAAGCTTATTGACAATATTGATGAGCTGAATGGTAAGTGGATTATTATGGACGCGCTGAAGAATATAGGAAATAGCATTGTTTCAATATTCAAGGCGATTGGACAGGCATGGAAGGATATCTTTCCATCGTCTTCTGCCGATACAGTGTTTAATATTGTAGCAGCATTTCATAAGTTATCCGAGAGAATGAAGGTAACCGATGAAGATGCAGATAAGATAAAACGTACATTTAAAGGTCTTTTCGCAGTATTAGATCTGGTCAGCACCCTTGTTGGCGGCGGTTTAAGATTAGCATTAAAAGCTACGTCTTACATACTTAGTCTTTTCAATTTATCGTTATTGGATGTCACAGCAATACTCGGCGATGCCTTAGTTAAATTCAGAGATTGGATTAAAGGTAATAATCTAATTACAAAAGCGTTCGAAACTATGGCTCCATATTTGAAGGAGTTTGTATCACTGGTTGTCGAAGGAATAGTTGCAATCAAAGATTGGATCGTCGCCAATGAAAAGATCACTCAGGGATTTAAGAATATTCTTTCATATCTTAGAGAGGTTGGAGCAGGATTTAAGGCGTGGGTTGAAGGTGCTAGAGAAGCAGAGAATATACCAGTATATATAATCCAGGGATTGGTAAATGGGTTAAAGAATGGTATTTCCACAGTTGCATCTATTGCAATAGAGTTGGCAAAATCAATTATTCAGACTGTTTGTGGTGTCCTTGGGATTCATTCGCCATCTACTGAATTTTATGTAATTGGTCTGTACATAATTCAGGGATTGATAAATGGTCTTAAAGCAGGAGCCAAGAAAGTATGGGATACTGTCAAATCAATTGGCGAAGCTATCATTGGTGTTGGAAAAGAGATCGATTACAAATATCTTGGCATTAGCACAACAGCATTGGGACTGTTGATAGTTCTTAACAAATTTACTAATGCTGTAACAGATATCAAGGAAAAGGTAATCGATGCAGGTCTTGGTGTTGTTAATAGCATATCTTCAATATTTGATAGCATCAGTAAATATATCAAAGCACGAGCATTGAAACAACAGGCAAAAGCGCTGTTACTGTTAGCAGTTTCAATTGCTGCTCTTGGGGCGACAATATATTTCATTTCTCAAATAGACACAAAGAGTTTGATTAAAGGCGGAATTGCTATTGGTGTTTTAGCTGGAATGTTAATCGGTCTTACTGTGGCTATGAGTAAATTGGATAAGCTCGGTGTATTCTCCGATAAAGTTGGGGTGATGTTACTCGGAATGTCTGTCGCTTTGTTGGCAATGGGAAAAGTTGCGACAGAAATCGGAAAACTTGAGTGGGAAGAAATAGCAAAGGGAATCGTGTTTGTCGGTGCTTTGGAATTATTCATCATAAGTCTGATTGCAATATCTAAGTTTGCTGGCACTAATGCTAAAGATGCAGGAAAGATGATTTTTAAAATTGCTGGAGCGCTTTTGATTATGGCCTTAGTTGCAAAATTGGCTGGTAATTTAAGAAAAGACGAGCTGACACAAGGATTAAAATTCATTGCTGTAATGGGTATCTTTACAACTGCATTAGTGGCGGTGTCTTTAGTTGCGGGAAAGAATGCATCTAGGGCCGGAACCATGATTCTTAAGATCGCCGGGGCGTTACTTATTATGGTAATGGTTGCTAAAATAGCGGGGAACATGAAACCAGAAGAATTATCACAAGGGTTAGAATTCATTGAGATAATGGGAATATTTACGGCCACATTAGTTGCTGTATCTATACTTGCGGGAAAGAATGCATCTAGGGCTGGCAATATGATTCTTAAAATTGCAATAGCTTTGCAGATTATGGCTAAAGTGGTAAAAACTATTGGACAGTTAAAACCTGATGAAGTTGAGAAGGGATTAAGTTTCATAAAGACTTTGGGTAAGTTTATAGTGGCATTGGTCGCAGTGTCATTATTGGCTGGAAAGAATGCATCTAGAGCTGGTGTAATGATGATTGGCGTGGCTATAGCGATGGGGGTCATGGCACGAGTTGTCAAAATGGCTGGAAGTATTGATGAAAACACGCTTAAACAGGGACTCAAAGTAATGGCTGTATTTGAGGTATTTATCCTCGCACTTGTCGCAGTATCAATCTTAGCTGGTAAAAATGCGGCAAAGGCTGGTGAAATGCTGTTAAAGGTGTCAGTGTCACTATTAATTCTCACAGGTGCATTGTTCTTAATTGGACAGATGGATTCGAAGAAGTTATGGAAAGCTGTTGGTGTAGTAGCAGTATTAGAGACCTTGTTTGCAGGTTTGATTGCAGTTACGAAGGTGTCTCAGAATGCAAACAAGACAATTATAGGACTTGTCGCAACACTGACGTTACTTGTTTCTGGCTTGGCATTACTTACCACACTGAATTCGGATAAGCTTGTTGCATCAGCAGAATCTTTATCTATGGTTATGGTAGCGATGGCAGCAATGATCGCAGCAACCGGACAAATTAAGAATACTGAGGGAGCGACGAAGGTTCTTCTTCAGATTTCGTTGGTAGTTCTCATGTTGGTCGGTGTTCTTGGAATGATTCAGGCACTTAATATAGAAGGAAATATGGGCGCAGTTGCTTCAATTTCAGTGTTGTTGGTTTCTATGGCGGCATCATTAGCTCTCTTGGGAAATACAAAAAATGTGTCGCTTAAGGCTGTTGGCGCTATGGCATTGATGGGATTGGTTGTTGCAGAATTAGCGGTTGTAATGAAAGTAATGGATAAACTCAATATTGATGTGTCTACAAAGACTGTTGCTCAATTGTCAGCTTTACTTCTTGCTATGTCTGGCGCATTAGTGATTCTGACTGTTGTCGGAATCGGTGGTGCCGCTGCATTTGTGGGGATTGGTGCGTTAGTGACATTGATAGCCGCAGTTGGTGGCTTGATGATAGCGATAGGTGCATTAAATGATGAATTTCCAGCTGTCGCTGATTTTGTACACAATAGTATCCCAATTCTTCAAGATATGGGTGAAGGCCTCGGTAATTTCATCGGTGGGTTAGTTGGCGGCGTTGTTGCCGGTGCTATTGATAGTCTTGCAGGCATAGGCACAAGTCTTAGTACGTTTATGGAAAATCTTCAGCCATTTATCGAGAAGGTATCAGCTATTGATCCAGATGCTATGGCTGGTGGAGAAGCGTTGGCAAAGATGCTACTTACTCTTACGGCCGCAGAGCTTGTTAGTGGATTATCCAAATTTTTGGGAGTAAAAGATTTAGGAAATCTTGGATCCCAACTTTCAGATTTCGGAGATGCAATTATCGCATTTTCAGACAAGCTTAATAATGGCGATTGTATAAACGATAAAGCCGTCCAAAAAGCCGCAAAAGCAGGTGAGATGATGGCTAAGCTTCAGAGTAGCTTATATGGAACTGGTGGATTGAAACAGGGCATATTTGGCGAAAAAGATCTTGGAGATTTCGGATCGCAGATGAGTAAATTTGCCGACGGAATCATTGCATTTGCCACCAAGGTTGAGGCCGCAGACATTAATCAAGATTCTGTTGACGCAGCAGCTTATGCTGGTGAAACCATGGCTACTCTCCAAAGCAAGATTAAAAGTCAAAATGGAGCACTTCAAGATATTTTTGGTTCTCAAGATCTTGGCGATTTCGGATCGCAGATGAGTAACTTTGCAGATGGGGTTGTTAATTTTGATAAGAAACTTAAGGCTAATGGTGGGATTAGCTCAGACCTTGCCGATCAAGCTGCTTATGCAGGAAACGTAATGGCAGAGTTACAAAATAATACTGGAGCTATTGGTGGTGTAGTAAACCATTTTGCTGGTGAAAAGAATCTAGGTACTTTCGGAACCCAAATTGCACTTTATGGCTCTGCTTTAGCCGCATTTTCTCAGGTATTGTCAGAAAACCCGGTAGACACAACAACAGTTTCAATAGCTAAGGACTGTGGATTATTGATGACAGAACTTCAGACGGCTTTGCCAGAGACTCATCTATTCGACGGTAAGATGGATCTGGATGATTTCGGAGCTAAGCTAATGTCATTTGGTAAATATATGGGTGTGTTTGCCACTATGACTGCTGAAATGGATGTGTCCAATCTCACGACAGTCAGTATGGCGGCTAAGAGACTTGGCGAAATGACCCAGTCAATCAGCACAGTAGATCAAACAAAGATCGACGAATTCGATTTCGAGGGTATTGGAAACAGCATAAAGACATTCTGTGATTCGTTCGACAACGTCGATGCTTCAAAGGTTGAAACAGCAATCAGCTCAATCAATAAGTTGGTTAACACAATCAAGAGTATGGATGGGTTGAACACTAATGGAGTAAACACCTTTAAGGGAATTCTTAATTCACTCAGTGGTGACACAGTAAATCTTAAGGGTATTGGTAATTCATTCTCAGATGATCAGATCGCATCATTCAATTCAATTGGCTCAAGTGTTGTGAGCGCAATTGCTTCAGGTATGAAGAGCAAGTCAAGTGAATTTACGAGTATCGGACATTCAATACTCAGCAGCATCAAGAGTTCCTTGAATTATAATATTCAGCAGTTCAAAACCAGCGGAGAGACAATCATGTCGAACTTTGTTAGCGGAATAAAAGGTTCAAGAAATACGGCATCATCAGCATTTACATCAATGATGGCATTCATCACTCTGAGTCTGAAGGGATATTATAATAACTTCTACACTATTGGAGGTTATCTTGTTACGGGATTCGCAAATGGTATATCAGCTAGTGCATATAAAGCTAAAGCAAAAGCTAAGGATATGGCCAAAGATGCGGAGAAGGCTGCACGAGAAGAATTACAAGTTCATTCACCATCTAAGAAGTTAGACAAAGTTGGACAGTATTTCGGTATGGGATTTGCTAATGGTATTGATAAGAAATCACATCTCAGTGTTCAAGCAGCAAAGACTATGGCCGCATCAGCTATCGACAGTACAAAGCAGACAATCTCGAGATTAGGTCAGATGCTCGCAATGGATGTTGATGCTCAGCCTACAATCAGACCAGTAATGGATTTGAGCGACATTAATTCTGGCGTAGCAACTATGAATGGAATGCTTGCTATGAATCCATCTGTTGGCGTAATGACAAATATTGGAGCAATTAACGCATCAATGAGAAATCGTCAAAATGGAAATGCAAATGATGTGATATCAGCTATCAATACACTTGGTAAAACACTCGGTAATACACGAGGCGATACATACATTATTGATGGCATTACATATGATGACGGAAGCGGCATAAACGATGCAGTTCAAACACTCATTAGAGCAGCTAGAATAGAGAGGAGGATGTAAAGATGGCTAATTCGCCACGTATCACAGGTTTCGGGCCAGTTGATGCTCAAGGAAATACCTTATACGCGACATGGTCATGGAAATATGATCACATCGATCATTTTGAGGTTAGATGGGAATATAACTTGGGTATAGCAATCAATGATGAAGGAAATGCAGTTTGGATTGTTGGAAATTCTGGAACAACGACCGAGAAAACATCCACCTATAGTATACCTAGTGACGCAAGAGTGGTAAGGTTTAAGGTAAAACCAGTAGCACAAACGCATGAGGTAAACAAAGTTCAGGTTGCATATTGGAATGCTGATTGGTCTGTAGAAAAGACTTATTGGAATACGCCAGAAGAAGAAAGAATTCAGGTGCCAGATGTTCCTACAGTATCAATTGACAAGTATACGATCACAGCAAAAATTGGCGGTAAAGAATTGAATACCAATCGTGTTCAGTTTGAGCTTTGGGCACCGGGGTATTATCTTGACACATCTTACTCTCGTAAAACAGTTATGTTGCTTCAAGATAATGCAGCATCTTGCACATTCAACATAGTACCGGGATATATCTATAAAGTTAGATGTAGAAGTTTGAATGGTGATTTTGCAGCAAATTCTCCAATTATAGAAGACTGGTGCAGTGATTGGTCAGACTTTTCAGAAGAAATAAAATCAGCACCAGCCGCCTCTGGTGGAATAACGACTTGCCGAGCGGAATCTGAAACTTCTGTATATCTTGTATGGTCGGCAGCTGCAGGGGCAAAAACATACGAAATCGAGTACTCATCAAATAAAGATTACTTTGACAGGACAGATCAGACTACTAAACAATCTGGAATAGAAAATCCATATTATTTGGTAGTCGGTCTGGAAACAGGACAGGAGTATTTCTTTAGAGTAAGAGCCGTTAACGATCAGGGTGAATCTGCGTGGTCTGGTGTAGTGTCTGTTGTAATAGGCAAGTCACCAGCCGCGCCGACCACATGGTCGTCGACTACCACTTTGATTAGCGGTGAGAAATTGATGTTATATTGGGTTCATAATTCAGCAGATTCATCAAGTCAGACGTATGCCGAACTTGAGATAATAATCAATGGGAAAAAGCAAACTCAAACAATCAAGAATGATAGATCAGACGATGATAAGGATAAGACGAGCTCTTACGAGTTAGACACGTTAAGTTTGACCGAAGGCGCTACAATACAATGGCGAGTTAGAACCGCAGGAGTCACAAATAAGTATGGCGATTGGTCAGTACAGCGAGAAATAAAAGTGTACGCTCCGCCAACATTAAAGCTGAATATATCAGATGTATATAATAATGATTTAACAGTTCTTACTTCATTTCCGTTTCATATTTCTGGTATTGCGGGACCAAATACCCAAGTTCCAACAGGATATCATGTAACCATTAAAGCTATGAGTTCTTATGAGACTATTGATAACATCGGTAATCAGAGAATCGTGAGCGCCAATCAAGAGGTATTTTCCAAATTTTATGATACCAAAACATCTCTTGACATTACACTTTCGGCGAATGATATCGATTTGATGAATAATATTTCGTATCAAGTAGAAGTAGTGGTATCTATGAACACAGGACTTACTTGTACAGAAATCCGTACTTTTCAGGTTCATTGGTATGAGGATGAATTATCCCCTAACGCCCAAATAGCTTTTGATAGTAAAACAATGTCTGTGTATATTAATCCTTATTGCGAATTGTATGAGATAACTGTAAATAGAGTTAAATATTCAGAAGGAATAGGATATGAAAAGACTGAAGAAGAGGTTGAAATATACGCGGTGTTGTACACTGAGGATAAAATGCAAACTGTAACTGGCGAGGAAGTAATGAAAGTTCGTTTAACAACTGGAGAAATATCATATGCTTGTTATTCAACGCAAAAGCAGCTTCCGTCTAGTTATACATTATCTGTGTATAGACGTGAATTTGACGGTACGTTTACAGAGATAGAAACTGGACTTGATAATTCCAAAACGACATATGCAACTGACCCACATCCGTCACTGGATGTAGCAAGATATCGAATTGTGGCTATATCGAAACATACTGGTGCTGTTGGATATTCAGATTTACCTGGGTATCCAATTGGTGAAAAGGCAGTAATTATACAGTGGGATGAGCAGTGGTCTTGGTTCGATGCTGGTGATACAGGAGAATTAGCCACACCGCCTTGGTCTGGCTCTATGTTAAGGCTTCCTTATAATATAGATGTCTCCGATAAAAACAGTCCAGATAGTACACTGGTGAAGTATCAAGGACGAACCTCTCCGGTAAGTTATTACGGTACACAGATAACAGCATCATCTTCATGGAAGGTAGATATTCCTAAAACAGATAAGGAGACGTTATATGCTATAAGAAGATTATCTATATGGAAAGGAGATGTTTATGTCCGAGAACCATCTGGAACGGGATATTGGGCAAATATATCAGTATCATATAACGTAAACCACGATTCATTGGTCATTCCGGTGTCTTTTGAAATTACAAAGGTCGAAGGAGGAGTATAAATGACTAATTGGTTAGAGTCGATGACTCAGACATTTGAGTATTATACTGTTGACCCAAATACTTGGATGGATGACGAGCGGATGCGAAACGTGACCGCGTGTACAATTACGCGAGACAGTACATCAGATACATTGGCGTCGGCTACATTTGATGTGAAGGATTTCACTGGAGAGTGCTACATTCGAGTGTACCTTATTACAATTCAAAATGGAGAAAGATCGAAGTATCCATTAGGCACATTCTTAGTACAAACCCCATCGTCAGACTACGACGGAAAGGTGAGTACAGTATCTATGGATGCGTATTCCCCATTATTGGAATTATCTGAGAAAAAACCAGACATAGGATATTCGTTATTTAAAAACGATAACATCATGGAAAATGCATATAGGATTGCCAGAAGCAATATGAGAGCCCCGGTTGTAAGAGTCGAAACAAACGACAAATTGACCGGGGATTTTGTTTCGTCAACAGATGATACATGGCTTGCATTTCTTTCCGATCTATTAAGCAATGCAAAATATGAATTGGAGCTTGACGAGTTGGGAAAGGTACTGTTTGCACCAAAGCAAGAACTTGTTGCATTACAACCAGTATGGACATACAACGACGACAACAGTTCGATTTTATACCCAGAAGTAAGTTTGAGCCATGATTTGTATGGGGTTCCAAATGTTGTAGAGGTTCTTTATTCGAGCGGTAATGACAATTACTATTCAAGAATTGTAAATGATGATGAAAACAGTCCTACATCAACAGTAAAACGAGGACGGGAAATTGTGTATCGTGAAACATCACCGTCTTTTGCAGGCTCTCCTTCGCAGGCTCAGGTTGACGAGTATGCTGAGAAACTATTGAAAAGCTTATCTTCGGTTGAATACACAGTGAGTTATACACATGCTTACTGTCCAGTCAGAGTTGGTGATTGTGTGCGACTGAACTATTCAAGAGCTGGATTGGAAAATGTAAAAGCTAAAGTGGTAAGTCAATCAATAACGTGCGAGAGCGGGTGTCCAGTGTCCGAAAAAGCAGTATTTACAACAAATTTATGGAGGTGATAAGTGGTGGCATTATCTAATGATTTGGCGAGTCAATTCGCAAAATTACTAAATGATGGCAACGATAAAAAGCAAAAAGAGACATCTATGTATGGAACATTCGTCGAGAGTGGTAAAAAAAAATACGTGAAGTTGGATGGATCTGAGTTGCTTACTCCTGTAATACAGACTGCTGCGGCTAAGGATGGAGAGCGTGTCACGGTTACAGTAAAGAATCGTACTGCCGTTGTTACAGGAAACCTGTCGTCTCCCGCTGCTAGATCAGGAGACGTGGAAGATCTCTCAGCAAAAGTACTGTTTGTCGAAGAGCTCATGGCGAAGAAAGTATCAACTGATGAACTTGAGGCTACGATTGGTAGAATAGAAACTCTCGAAACTGACAATGCGACGATTAGAGATACTCTGACAGCTCAATCGGCAAAGATCGATGATCTCGAAACTGACAATGCGACCATTAATGGCACTCTGACTGCTCAATCAGCAAAGATTGACAATCTCGAAACAACTAAGCTTAGTGCAGAGATTGCTGAAATAACTTATGCAACAATCACGAATTTGGATGCAACAAATGTAGCGATACGTAATTTGGATGCTGATTATGGCAAGTTTAAAGATGCAACAGTTGAGTCGTTTAGGGCAACGGAAGCTGATATTGAATCGTTAAATACAACGAAACTATCGGCAGAACAAGCAGATATTCGATATGCAAATATTGATTTCTCGAATATTGGTAAGGCTGCGATTGAACAGTTCTATGCAACATCCGGCATTATTAAAGATTTGGTTATCGGAGATCAGACAGTCACGGGAGAATTGGTTGGTGTTACGATCAAGGGAGATCTGATTGAAGGAAATACAATCAAAGCTGATAAGCTGGTGGTGAAAGGTTCTGACGGACTATACTACAAGCTTAATGTATCTGCTGAGACCGTAGAAACAGAGCAGACAGATCAAAATAGCTTGAATGGAAACATTATCACAGCAAAGTCTATAACCGCTACCAAGATTAGCGTAGAAGATTTAGTCGCTTTCGACGCAACAATTGGTGGATTTAACATCACCGATAACGCTATATATTCAGGAGTAAAAAGTTCTATCGACAACACAACAAGAGGAATCTATCAGGATAAGGATGGACAGATTGCTTTTGGTGATAGAGATAGTTTCCTAAAGTATTTTAAGGATAAAGACGGAAAATATAAGCTGGCAATATCAGCAGACAACATTAAATTCAGCGCAAGTAATAAAGATCTGGATACGGTGCTTGGTTCTACAATAACCAGTGCTATTGAGGAATTCTATTTATCTAAATCGCCTACATCATTATCTGGCGGATCATGGTCAAAAACACAGCCAACATGGACTGAAGGAAAGTATATATGGAGAAGAACTGCGGTAACGTATGGAGATGGAAGTTCTGAATATACGCCATCGCCAAATGGTGTGTGCATTACTGGTAATACCGGAGCCAAAGGAGATACTGGCGAGGGTATCAAATCTACGGCAGTAACATACCAAGCCGGAGCATCAGGAACTACGGTTCCAACTGGGACGTGGTCTGCGTCGATACCGGCTGCGGACACATCAAAACCGTACCTTTGGACGAGGACGATTATTACCTACACTGATAATACGAAATCTACATCATACAGTGTAGGTGCTACGCCAGAAGGAATGGTTCAAAAGAAAAAGATTATTTCCGAAATCAACCAGTCAGCAGAGGAGATTTCAATCAAGGCTGAAAAGATCAGTCTCGAAGGTCTTGTCACCGCCAATGAGAATTTCAAAGTGCTGGAAGATGGCTCAATAGAGGCGAAAAATGGTAAGTTTACTGGCGAGATATATGCTACGAGCGGTAAATTCGAGGGCGAAATAGTCTCATCTAAGGCGACTATTACTGGCGGAAGTATGACAATTAAAGCGGCAGACAATGATTATAAAGCAATAGATATTTATTGGGGAAATCCAAATACGCAGGGAGAAGACGGATATTATACAACACAAATATCACCTGGATCGGTCTATGGTTATGGTTACAATGGCGGACATAGCGGGTCATTCAGACTAGATTTCGATGGGTTAACGTTGACTGGAGCTGGAGCTAACATACGTTGTCTTGATATAACCGCAGCAGGAGCAATCAACGGACGTTATTGGAATTGGTCTAGGCAAGGCGGACAGCCAAGTTGGTTGTGGGGCGGAAATGATGGTGTAAACATGTATGTATATAATCCATCAAACTTTAGCGTAAACTATGCTAAATCTGCAAATTATGCTAATAGTGCTGGTGGTATTTCGGCACCTATATATGGATATGACAAAAATATTAATATTACATGTGGCGGATGGAATACCCCTGCTAGCGTGACACTTCCTGCCGGAACATATATTGGAATGGTGTTTGCAAAGATGTATGGAACTCCTACATCCAGAATGGTTATGGTATTTTCAACTAATAGCGGAGCCACCGATGCTGGGGCTTATATGTCAGACGATAATATGGATAGGGCATGCTGTAGTTCCCCAGTTGTTATAAATGTCAGTGGTAATACCAATTTTTATTTGAGGGTATACAACAGTATGTCAGGAGTTAGAGCATGTCATTGCGGGTGGTACTTAGTAAAAGTTAAATAATAAAGACCTTGGAGAGGGTCTATAAACACTACTACTTTATGAAGCGAGGAGCCAAAACATTATGAAAAAATACATTACAACATTAAGCAAACTGTTTGATATTCGTCAGTTGATCGCCAATAATGGCATCTTAGATCTTGCGTTCTCGCGTAAGGCAGGACTGTCAGTTGCACGAAATATTAAGAAAATCGACAATGAACTTGCAGAGTATGACAAGTCTCGTGATGAGCTGATTCGAAAGTATTCTGATAACGGAGTTACTATGAACCGTTCGAATCCGAACTGGAACGAGTTCATCAAAGAGTATAATGAGATCGGTTCAGTCGAAGCGTCATTGGAAATCAACATGATTACAGATGATGATCTGCCGGAGAACATTACGCCATCGGCATGCATGGCAATCGATTTTATGATCGAAGATCCAGTAGAAATTGTAGAATAGGGAGGAAGTCAAAATGGATATTAAAGATTTTGTTATAATTATACCAATCGTGGTTATTTGCTATCTTATCGGTATGGGACTTAAAGCATGGAGTTATGTGAATGATGTATGTATCCCGGTGTTAGTCGGAGCTATTGGCGGTGTTCTTGGTGTTGTTGCAATGTTTACAATGCCGAGCTTCCCAGCAAATGATGTTCTAACATCCATTGCTATTGGTATTATGAGTGGTTTAGCATCCACAGGAAGCAATCAGATTTACAAACAGTTACAGAAGTTTTTCAAAGGGGAGTAGTCGATGATCAAATTCACAGTATCTTCAGACACGATACTCCTTATTTGCTCGTTGATAGCAGCCTTATGGGGGGTGTATAAAATCGTGAAAGAAGTAAAGAAACCAAGTAAAGATTTACAGGAGACTGTAGATAAGCATTCAAAACTTCTTGATTCAGACAATGTTCGACTCAAGGAGGTTGAAGAATCCAACAAGATGATTCTACAATGCTTATTAGTAATAATCAATCACGATATTACAGGTAACGGAATCGACAATCTCAAAGACACAAGAGATAAGCTCCAGCAATATTTGATTGATAAGTAGGGAGGTCGCATCATGAATGAAATTAGTAAGAAGATTATTATGGATGAAATCAAGGGATTAATGAGTGGTATTTCAGCCATCGTTAGTTCTTCAGCAATGGTAGCAATGCCAATGGGGTATTCGAATGATTCAGCAGTAACAGTTTCAAGTGTTTCCGAAATTACTACAAAAGCAAAAAGTATTAAAGCTTACGTAGCTAAGATTGAGGAAAAGACAAAGCTCCTTGAAGAGGATTTAGCATCTGATAATACGGAAGTAGAATCCGATCAGACAAGCACCGAGGATTTAACATCTGAATCAAACAAATAACAAAGACAAAGGCTCCGTCATATCGACAGGGCCTTTTCTTTTTACTAATGTTTAGTTTCAAGTAATGGCAATAAAAAGCGGTTTATTTGACCATTATTTGACACTTTATACCGTATAAATGGCTTAAAACCTAGACTTTCTGTTTCTGTTGAGGAAGCAGCAAAGGCTGGAAAGTTCTAAGAAAATGGCGTAAATGCTAGATTTCTAGAAGTAGTCAAAAGTGATAAAATGTGACAAAATGTACATCGTTTGACCACTATTTGACCATTACTTGACTACTACATTTGACCACTATAATGTCAAATATATGGGAACCTTTCTTAACTGATTGGTTCCCTTTTTATTGTATTTTTTCTAAGTCTTCTCTAAGCCACTCTACATCTCTTTCGGTGTAAGTGGATTCGGTTATATCTTGGATATTATGTCCAACCATCTCCTTTAAAGCATATTCGTCTACGTTTGCTTTCTTACATCGAGTGATAAATGTTTTTCTTGGATCGTGAGGTCTATGCTCAGGATTCAATTTCAATTGCTGTATCACCTTCGTAAAGCGGTTCTTATATTTGTCGTATGTAACAGCATAAGAACCGGCATGTGTTTGTCCTTTATCATTGAATAGATAAGGGCTTCCTAATTCTATTGCTTTGTCATAATTCATTTTCACAAGCCCTTTTATTTTTGCGTGGATGGGGACGATACGTTGTTTGCCAGCATTCGTCTTCATTCCGGCTTTCATATACCATTCATCCATATTCACTTCATCAAGACGTAAGGTAGCGAGTTCCTGTGGTCGCCACCCCATATACATCTGAATAATCACCCAATCAGCATATTTTACAACTCCTATATTTTTCCACAATTTATCAATTTCATCTTCGCTGAAAATAATATGTGGTTTCTTAGAGTTTTCGATATCCTCAACTATGTCGTCAGATAAGTTGAACGTCCGGGCATAATTCTTATCTACAATCTCATATTCTTCAGCGTAATCAAGCAATAGATTGAACGTAGATTTAATTCTCGATTTAATCCCTGGGGATGGGTAAATCTTTTTGTCTTTTTCCTTACCTTTTGTTCCTATTCGATATCCTTCCTCGATGCATCCTTTTATGTGCCGGGCTCTAACGTCTTTTGCTCTCATGTCATATATGGACGAGCAATATGACCACGCTGCTGTAACAGATCGAGTAGCGGACGGTGATATGTCAGAAAAATATTCTTTGCTCCATTTCATATACAACTCTTTCACTGTTAAATCATTATTCAAGTCATAAGGATTTCGTCTGTACTCCATCAATGCTTCGTATGCCTCGTTGTATGTTGGGAAATAGCAAGTTGGCTTTAACTGTTTCAAAATAGGTTTGCCATCTGGTGTCTTTCCAACTGTAACTCTGGCTCTAAAACGATTTCTCAATGGTTTGTTTTTAATCTCAGTAATACTTCCAAAGCCATTAGGCAATCGTCGTCGCTTAGTTGTCCTTGGACGAACCTGCGATTGTTTTGAGAGCGGATAACCACAATGCGGACAAGTTAGTGCTTTATCGCTGACCTGTAATTCACATTCTGGACATTTTGTGAGCATAAGCATCACTCCTTTCTATTTTTGTGCGAACTATATTACTACGTTTTTTTATTTTGTCAACCGTTTGGGCAAACTACATCATGGGAATTCGATCAATTATCGTCTTACTTATTATGTAACAAATTTTTTGGGAAGGAGCATGATGAAAATGCCAAAAGGAAAATGTGAAGGCGGTTGTAAGAATTTGAAGCACTATGATTGGAGGTTGAGAAAAGTATACGACAAGGGTCGAGTCGCAGTACCAATTAAGGTTGAAAGACTCAAATGTAAAGATTGTGGACACATGACATTGAGATATCCGGATGATGTTTTATCGTACAAACAATATGATAAGGACATTTACGAAGGGGTCGTCGAAGGATTTATTACGCCGGATACGTACGGATTTGAAGAATACCCATCCGAGAGAACAATGCAACGTTGGCTTAAAGAGCATAAAGATGACGATATGGATAATTCTTCCAAATAAAATCAAAAACAATATACAATATTTATATTCGTATGCTATAATATATCTATAATTTTATGGGGAGGTGAAAAAACAATGCAGATGTGTCCATTTTGCGACCGGGTGTACGACGAATCAGAATACAGTCGTTGTCCTTATTGCTCTGGCGAGTTAAGAAGACGACCAAGATTACAGTTTCGTTATGTATTAGAATGGAGTGTAGAAATGCACTAATCGTAGCGCCGATCATTTACAAGCCTGTTGATAGAAATGTCAGCAGGCTTTTTTATTTTATTCGTATATTTCTTTGAATTACCCCTCCCTATATAACAACCAAATCCACCTAAGTTGTCGTGACGAATCATAGCGATTGATGTATATTCGTGTTACAAGGAGGTGAAAAGATGCAAGATATAGTATTTGGTCCCGGTTCAGTTCCGGTAGCAGTAGCTGCTAGAGTATACGGTAAGGATGCAAACTGGATTAGAGCGGGTATTGTGACTGGATATCTGGACATAGGGACCGCTACTAGGAGGGGTAAAGTAATAACGTCCATAGAACAAATGAATAGTAAGTACGGACGGATCAATTATTATATATCTCCTAAGAAATTGTATGCTGAAACTGGTTATATTTGGAAAGGAGTAACGCGATGAAATCTGAATTATCAAAGAGAAATCCATATTGGATTGAAAAACACCGGTATTACGAATTACGTCATTTTTGTTTGCAATATCCTATTTGGAAAAGTTCATACAATTCTTTGTATGGTTTATCAAAACATATACATATAAGCGATGTTACTAATTCGTCAAAAACAAAAAATATTTCAGATCCAACGGCAATGATTGCAGGAAAAAGGATGTTTTATTCGGACCGGATGAAGATGATTACGGAAACGGCAAAGAACACAGATGAGTCATTGGCAAAATATCTTGTGTGTGGTGTGACGGAAGGATTATCATACGATACGCTTCGGGCTCGCCACAATATTCCATGTTGTAGAGATACATATTATGACATGTATCGAAAGTTTTTTTGGCTGCTTAGCAATGTACGGGATTAAAATTCTAATCTAGATTAGAATTCGCGTAGAAAACAGATTGTTTTATGGAACTATAATTTATATTTTTAAGGAGGAACAATATTATGGAGATGAAGAGTTTAGGAACTTGTTATTTGTACGAGGTTACAAAAACAGGAATGACAAAATGCTTCGGAGAGGTTTTTCATCAGGATGCAATTACCAAAGAAGATGGACGCACCATACCTGGGACGACCGCATTTCGACCTCAGCAGGGAGGATCGGTTATTGTGGCGTCCGAGGAAGGATGCATTCTTGATGGTACGATCTGGTATTATGACGATAAACCGGAAGAAGCGCTTAAGAAGCTGTATAAAGCAGAACGTGCAAAATTAGCAAGACTCAACAATGATGTCTATCGACAGGAAATGATTGTGCTTAATCTTAAAGCAAAATTATAGAAGGATCGAGCCCCTAACAAGGGCTCTTTCTTTTTTTACGCGAAAATTACATTTCCTATTATGAAAACAAAGACAACATATCATAAAAATGAAAGGATGATTATTATGTTAAAACTATTTGTAATAGTATCATTTATTATTGCAGGAATTTGGTTTGTTGAATGTGTTGATTAAGGAGGAAGTCCTACATGGGCTTCTTTCTTTTGTTTTCGCATAAATATCATCCTATTCTATGGGAGGTGAGAACAGTGAAAAACATACTGACGATTATCATGAGTATAGTATTGGTTCTTATGCTGGCGATTGATATATTTTTCTATCAAAGACCAGAAGGAAGAATGTTTATGCTTATACTCGCAACAATTGGAGGCGTATGCAGCATCATTATGTTTGAACAAGACGAAGCAGAGTCCTAACAAGGGCTCTTTCTTTTTTTACGCGAAAATTACATTTCCTATTATGAAAACAATTCATAAAAAGGAGTGATTTATATGATGAATTTATATAATTATTTAGCAGTTATGATTACAGAGCGTATGACTGGATTGGATCATACTTGTCTCAAGATTTGGGATTTTTATACATATGTGTATACATTATCTACAGTTGAGAAAGCTATGAACATTACAATCATAGGTTTGGTATTAATTACTGTATGCGTTATAGCAATTATCGTATTAAACAAATTTGAGAAGAAATTGAAGAGGGAGGAAGCCTAACATGGGCTTCTTCTCTTTTTATTTTTAATCTAGATTAGAATTTTATATTTTACAACACAGACAAACCCATAATAAATGATATTTTGATATTGGAAAAATTCCCGGGTGGGGTTTTCATAAAAACAAAATGGAAGGAGGAAAACAAATGGTTGCATTAGCGATTACTTTGGTGATTACCAACATTCTTTGGCTTTTATATTTTCAGTGGTGGCGGAAGAAGAAAACATTGGGATCTATCATTATTACGGACGAAGACTCTTTGTACGTAGAATTGGAAGATCACGAGTCTATGGATAAGATTCATAAGAGTAAAGATGTTATTTTTTCAGTGCATATGGAATCGCGTAAATAACGTGGGCTATTATGAATAAAATTTAAGGAGGTATAAAGCAATGGACAAAATTAAGGAAGCATTGTGGAATGACTACGAGGAGAAGAAGGGATTATTGAATGACATGGAACCAGGCTCAGACGAGTATAAGGTTGTTGCATCAGAAGTCGATAATATCCGGAAAGAGCTTATTGATGTCGATAAGACTGTAGCTGAGAACGAATTTAAGGTTACTCAGGCGGCAGACGATTCGAAGAAAGAGAAGACTCGGAACCGGATTTCTATCGGAACTTTTATTACATCAACCGCATTATCGTTGTATGCCATTGGAAAGACATTCAAATTTGATTCGTCATCGACAGTCACATCCACATTGGGTCGGAATATTTTGAATGCGTTTATTCCAAAGAAGAGATAATTATTCAAAACGGGACGCTGAGGAAACTTGGCGTCTTAGTTTTTCGCGAAATAAACATCGACTATTATGAAAGGATGATATATAATTATTTATATTATTGTCCTTATCTTAACGGAAAGGGCTTGCTTTAAGGAGGCAGGTAAATGGAAGATAACATGAAAGAATTTGTTGCATTCAGTAGAAAACTACTGAGAAGTTTGAAAGAACTTCGTGAACTTCTGGCTAAGGACGATAAGGAATTAGCTTTGAAGAAACTCGATGAGTTGATTGACGATACTCAGAAGGATATTGAAGCATAATATCAAGTTATCAGAAATGGCCTGTGGTTGAAAAATCACAGGCTCTTTCTTTTTTATATATTTTATTATGAGATATCATTACGAAAAACCAGAACTATACAATTCAATATATGGGCAGATATACGAATGTAATCACCCAGTCTATAGCAGGTGCACATTATATTTGATAGGTAATAAGGGCTTAGCTGTGATCCAGCAGCGGTATAATCCGGAGAATAAAACAACTTGGTGGTCGGAGATAGATCCATGGTTGAATAATGCTTTATATTTACATCCAGGATTTAAGAAGTTTTTCGATGAGAGAGCTGGAGAGCCAGTCAAAGGATTGTATCCGACCGTATCAGTACGGCAAATCATGTGGGCTTTGAAGATGAAACCAATAAAGCGAGAACGATGGGAAACATGTTTTGATCGGCGATATATTTGAATTCGCGTAGAAAACAGAGTGTTTTATGGAGGTGATATTTATGCTTGAACGAATTAAGGCTTATAACCGTCTTAGAAAGAGTAATAAATTCTTAAAGGGGTGTAAAATAATAGCTGAATTAACAAATGATGATCAAATGATAAAAGCAGCTAACGAAGCACTCTACAAGAACGAAATACTTAAAAGAAAAATGTGGTATAAGCGAAAAATGGCGGTATCATACAATTTGGAGTCAATAAAGAATGGGCTTTAAGAAATAAGATCTAAGACTCAGTGTGGAAATACATTGGGTCTTTTATTTTTCGCGTAGAAAACATACCCCTTTATGAAAATAAACTACATTACATAAACGGAGGTATGTATTATGAATATTAAGAAAAAAGAAGCAAAGAAGATGATTAAATTGTTGGATGATAAGGCAAGATATGCATTGCAAAATATGATGTTTGCGATTGAGCATAAATTACCTATTGAATCGCAGTTTAGAGGAGAGGCTAAAGCTTATTTGGACTTAAGGGACGAATTAATGCGAGGTTTGAAGAAGTAGTTATTTGGGAGTAGATTCGACAGAGTCTATTCCTTTTCTTTTTCGCGAAAATTACATGCTGTATTATGAGGAAATCAAAGAAAGGAAGGTATATTTATATGATACTTACAACATTATTAATTATTGCAGCTTTAATAACAATAGTGGTTTTAGCATTTGCGGTATTAGCCGGAGGTGCAGGATTCTTATTGGTGTTTGGAGATGTAATTGTATTTGTATTGGTGATTGTAGGAATTATTAAATCCTTAACCAGGAGAAAGAAATCCAAGAAATAGGAGAGCTACGGCTCTCTTATTTTTCGCGAAAAATACTTTCACTATTATGACAATAATAACAGTTTTCATAAATGAAAGGAGAAAACATTATGATTAAAGCATTGAAGGAGTACAAAGACGAGGTATTGAAACCAGAAATAGCATGGCTGAAAAGACACTGGATTGGGTTCTTAGTGTATTTGGTAATATGCTTTATTACGGGGTTTGTATCAACGATGGTACGTAATATCAAAGAAAAGAAGAAGCATAATGAAGACGATTATTATGAAGATCGTTATGGCAAAGAGGAGGAGTCCTAATGGACTCTTCTTTTTCGCGAAATTTACAAAGCCTATTATGAAAACATATAGGAAAGGAGACAAAATAATTTATGAATGCAGTTATAGCAATATTGGCTGGCGCATTAATTTATGCGATCCTGAACAAGGTGGATAAGGATAAGAAATAGGAGAGCTACGGCTCTCTTATTTTTCGCAAAATTTTCATTGGCTATTATGAAATAATATTTTTAAGGAGGGCTTAGTATGAAAAAGGCTATTAAAATTATCGGAAAGATTACGAAATGGTATTTAATATTAGATGCGATTGTATGTGCATATATTGGAGTATGCCGGATGATCCATTTGGTTATGAAATATCCCCAAAAATCTATTCTGGAAATAGACGAAATAGCTTTGGATGAGGCTGACGCTGAATTCAAAAAATATTATAACAAATATATTAAATAAGAGGGCTTCGGCTCTCTTATTTTTCAATAAGAAAGGAGATGATCTATTGATCAATGCAAAATTATTTCTCAAAAGACACTCTTCAACAATTTTAGCATGTCTTGGATGTGCAGGGGTTATAGTGACTTCTGTAACGGCTGTACGAGCAACCCCAAAGGCTATTAAACTATTAGAAGAAGCCGAAGAAAACAAAGGATCTGAATTAACAACATGGGAAAAAGCCAAGACAACGACGAAAGCATATTTACCGTCGATATTGTTTGGTGTTTCAACCATTGCGTGTATTGCCGGTTCTTCGATTCTTTCATATAACACCCAGAAATCTATGGCAAGTGCATACGCTTTGATAAATCAATCGTATCGAGATTATCGTAGAAAAGCAAAAGATATTTACGGCGAAGATGCAGATAGAAAGATTCTTGATGCGATCATTGCTGAAAAAGCGAAGACTATGTACGTAGAAGCTCCTGGTATTTGTGATTGTGCGACCTTATACATCGACGAGAATCACGGAGAGAAACGATTGTTCTACGACGAATATGGCAAGCGATTCTTTGAATCAACGTTGGAGCAAGTTATATCAGCGGAGTATCATACGAACCGTAATTTTGTATTACGCGGATCACAGATGCTAAATGAATTCTATGGGTTCCTGGGTTTGGAACCTACTGATTTTGGTTGGGAAGCTGGATGGTGTGTTATGGATGAGTTTTATTGGATTGATTTTGATCATAGTGAAATTGAAATCGATGGCAAGAAATGTATCGTCATTCGGATGCCATGGGAACCTAAAATCGGATACGACGATGATAATTATTACTATTAATTCGCGAAAACAACATTTACTATTATGAAAAATGCAAAAGGAGGGTCTTAATATGAATAAGGCAGATTTGAAGTTTTTGAGAAAGGCAGGATTTAACATTGCTTTCGGAGTTATCGTGGGTAAAGAATTAGGCGAATTCGTTACGCAGGTAGCTTATCGATTTGCAATTAAAATGATGGCCAAGAAAACGCCAGAATCAACCAAGACTGAAGAGTAATTTTCAAATAGAGGATTCAATGGAAATATTGGGTCTTCTATTTTTTCAGCACGAAGACATCTGGAATCAATGATATTTTGATAGCGGGATTCGCACGAAATACATTGGCTATTATGGAAAGGAGGTAAGCTATCTATGAAAGAAAAGTTTAATTCAACGACAGTTTTGAGCGCCGTTGTAACTGCGATGGGAGTGATTGGAACATTACTTTCATTTAAGGTTCAGAACGATGATCGGGAACTGTTGAAGGAAGAATTAAAAGAAGAGCTTAGAGAAGAGCTTAGCAACGAAGATAAAGAGGAGTCCTAACACGGGCTCTTCTTTTATATTTGATAGGAGGAATCAAACATGAGTAAAGAATCATTTGCGAGATTTGTGAAAAGCACAAAAAGAGGTCTCGTAAAACACAGTCCGGAAATCTTAACCGGATTAGGAATCGCAGGAATGATATCATCTGTCGTTCTTGCAGCAAAAGCAACACCTAAAGCACTTCAGTTGATTGAAGAAGCGAAGGATAAGGCGGATACAGACAAGCTTACAGTACCAGAAACAATCAAGGCAGCATGGAAGCCATATATTCCAGTTGTACTTACATGTGGTGCATCCGTAGCTTGTATCATTGGTGCCAATACGGTAAATACACGTCGTAATGCTGCTCTTGCTACAGCATATGAGCTCTCGAGAAATGCTCTGACCGAGTATAAGGAGCGTGTTGTAGAGGAGATCGGTAAGGAAAAGGAACAGAAGATACAGGAAAAGGTTGCTCAGAAAAAAGTAGACAATACACCTGTTACATCCGAGGTTATTGTAACTGGAGGCGGGGACATATTGTTCCTTGAACCTGTATCAGAGAGATATTTCAAATCCGATGTTGAGACTATTCGTAGAATCATCAACGATTTGAACTATCGATTAATGAATGGCAGCGAGGAGTATGTATCGTTGAGTGATTTCTATGATGAAGTCGGTTTGACTCATACGGCAATCAGTAATGATATTGGGTGGAATTTGAATCATGATGGTCAGATATCGGTCAGCTTGCCCGCAACAAAGACAGACAAGGGAGAGCCATGCCTGATGTTGGATTATCATGTAGCACCGCGGTACGATTATTCAAAATTATCGTAATTCGCGAAAAATACAAGCACTATTATGACAGAGTAAAAAATTATATTTAAGGAGGACGAAACTATGTCGAGAAACAATGTTAAGAACGAGGAAGTAAAGGATGTCGAGGTTGTCGACGAGAAGGATGTTGAAGTTGTAGACAACAACGCAACTGATGAAAACTCAAAGGCTGATGCCAAGGAGGAATCAAAGGTTAAGAAGATCTTAAATAAGATCAAGAAACCGGTTTCCTACATTGGTGCGGCAGTTGGTGGATTCGCAGTAGCGATGTTGATCTCAGCAGCAAGACAGGACGAAGATGATCAGGATGGACTGTACTACCTTGAAGGAGACAAAGAGGATGACAGTAGCAAAACAACTGAAGAGTAATTTGTACGATCAGTCAGAAGGGTGATGCCTATACAAGGCATTTCCCTTTTTCTTTTTTTGAAGGAGGTTATGTCTATGTATAGATACATATTTGAAGGTCAGGTTTCAGAATCAAACCATCTTATTACAAATAGATGGAGAGGTGAAACTTGGGCAAATTCAGAAGCCAAAGCCAGAAATAATTTGGCTTATCAATTTAAGAAAGCCAGCAACAGACCATCGATGGCAAAAATCGTGTTACATGGTCCGATTGTGAAGGCAAGCTAAAGGAGGGTGACAGATGAGTTTAGACATTGAATGCAAACCTAACTCACACAAGGCAAAGCAGGAGGCAGCAACAAAAAAGGGTGCTCCGAAGATTAAAAAGGTAGTATCCGGAACTGTCAAAACAAAAAAGAAGAAAGGAGTAAGTAAGCTTAAGGAAGCATTGATCGCTGATAGTGCAAAAGACGTTGGTTCTCATGCATTTTTGGATGTACTGATTCCAGCAATGAAGAAGGCATTTTCTGATATTATCAAGGACGGTGTCGACATGATTTTGTACGGCGAAACTCGTGGACGGAAAAGTAGCTCAAACGCTTCTTATGTGTCATATCGAACATATTCGGACAGAGATCGAGATAGAAGAGATGATCGCAGATCTTCAAATTCTATATTTAATTTGGACGATATTATCTTGGAATCTCGAGATGATGCAAATGATGTATTAGATGCAATGGGCGATCTGATTGAAACTTATGAATCTGTGAGCGTTGCTGATTTATATGATTTGATCGGCATCGATGTGTCCGGTAGATATACGTACAACGACTATGGATGGACGAGTCTTAGAAATGCAGATATTGTCTCAGTACGTGATGGATATTGGATCAAGCTTCCTAGACCAAGACCAATTAAGTAGGAGAGATACACATGAATGATATTTTGAAATCTGAATATTCAGAACAGTTTGATAAGGAACGAAAGAGCAGGATTGAAATTTCGTTTCATAAATATGGTTCAGCAAGAGATAACTTTGCAAGCGGCAGAGTGGACGCACTTGCTACTGCTGAGTTATGTCTGGACGCATTTAAGAAAGATCATAACAGCGAGCATTTGATCGATGCTGCAAATTATTTGATGTTCCGGTTTAAGTATCCTATGCCGGGAGATCATTTTACACCGACAGACTCGAGCGGAAGTGTCGGAACAGTTGGTACACCAATAAATATGGAAAAGGAGATTTAATATTATGAAGAATGATTTGAAAAATAAGATGACTCGGTCATTATGTAAGGCAAAGTTTAAGGTTAAAAAGCATAGTCCAGAGATCTTGGTTGTTGCAGGCGTGATTGGTACGGTGACAAGTGCTGTGATGGCATGTCGCGCTACAACAAAGCTGAGTAAGATTCTCGATGAGGCGAAAGAGACAGAGAAGACAATCTCTGAAGGAATGGAAAGTGGATATATCGCAGATCAGGAATACACAGAGGAAGACGGCAAGAAGGATCTCAGAATCACAAAGGTTCAGACTGGATTAAAGGTTGTAAAGCTGTATGCACCAGCTGTTATCCTTGGCGGATTATCAATCACAGCCATGCTGACATCTAACAATATTCTCAGAAAGAGAAACGTATCACTTGCAGCGGCATATGCAGCAGTAGATAAGAGTTTCAAGGAATATCGTGGCAGAGTAAAGGAACGTTTCGGTGAAGAGCTGGACAAGGAGCTTCGTTACAACATCAAGGCGAAGGAAATCGAAGAAGTAGTTAAGGACGAGAAGACCGGTAAGGAAAAGGTTCAGAAAAAAATCGTGAACGTTTCTGATTTTGATGATTGCAGCGAGTACGCAAAGTTTTATGATTGCGGTTGCACTGGATGGACGAAAGATCCAGAATTGAATTTGATGTTTCTTAGAAAACAGCAGGATTTCTTGAATGATCGGTTAAAGGCTGAGGGTTATCTGTTCTTGAATGACGTGTATGATGCTCTTGGCATTCAGAAAACAAAGATTGGTCAGATTGCAGGTTGGATTTACGATGAAAAGAATCCAGTCGGAGATAACTATATCGATTTCGGAATTTATGACACTCATCGTGAGGCAAATAGAAGATTTGTAAACGGTCTTGAGAGAACAATTCTTCTTGATTTCAATTGTGATGGTGACATTCTGGACATGATGTGAATGACCGGACTCGATAATATTGGGTCTGGAAACCCATATCGAGATATGTTTGACTATTCAAGGTTTAGCATGTAAGGAGGGCACATATGAAAGGAAGAGATTTAATCATTTATATTCTTGAAAATCATCTCGAGGATGAGGATGTGTTAAGTGATTTGAAGAAACTTGGATTATATTCTGTAAGAGAAGTGGCAGCTTTGAACAATGTTGGCGAAGCAACTGTTAAAGCATGGTGTAGTTTTGGAAGATATAATTATACCACAATTGATGACAGAATATATATCTGGTTGCCAGAAGGAGGTAAGTAAAATGAACAATGCGATTGAAAAAATTGCTATGTTTGTCGTTGGAGCCGCAACAGGCTCCTTTGTAACATGGCGAATCATTAAATCAAAGTATGAGCTGGTAGAAAACGGCGAGATTACAGTATATCCTGCCGAGGAAAAGGATGCGGAAGAGCCAGAGGAAACAGTCGAAGAGAATCCGGAAACCGAAGACAATGATGGAGAACCCGCATTCTCGGCTGAAGAGAAAAAAGAAGGCGAAAAGGTAATCAAAGACCTTAAATATCGAACATATTCCAACGGCGGAAGTAAAAAAAAACGGAAAAAATCAGTGGATGATGACGACGAAATGTTTCCTTATGTTATTCCGCCAGAAGCTGTTGGCGACACTGGTTACGACCTTGTAAATCTCACATTATATTCGAACGGCGTTCTGGTGGATGATCTCGACGACGAAGTGATTGAAGACGCAGAACTGCTTATTGGCAATTATGCTATCGATCGTATCGGTGAGTATGAGCCAGATATTATTCATGTAAGAAACGACGAGCTTCAGAGAGAATATGAGATCTGTCGTGTTGACGAGGAATATGAAACAACGGAGGAATAATATTGAGAGGAGAATTTAAGGAAGATGTGCGAAGAGAATACTTCGAGTGGCTTTATGATTATGTGTGTGCCGGTAAATTTTCGACAGATAATTCTTTTCGGAAATTATTGGAACATCTTCATGAACTTGAATTCACTTATAGTATTCCAAGAGATCGCAACAGAGCTGAAGATGGTGAAAATATGCATTTCAGATTTATTATTGCACATGAGTATGAATATGAGGATATATCTGAAGACATATTGGATGTGTTGGATGCACCTTGTAGTGTCCTTGAGATGTTGATCGCGTTGTCTATTCGGTGTGAGGAAACAATCATGGATGACCCAGATGTGGGAGATCGAACTGCACAGTGGTTTTGGAATATGATTAACAATCTCGGTCTTGGAGGAATGATTGATTCTCGTTTTGATTGCGACAAAGTCGATCGAATTATATCCAGATTATTAAGTAGAAGCTATGCTCCGGACGGAACAGGTGGATTGTTTACTATCAAGAACTGCAAGTACGATTTAAGAGATGTTGAGATATGGGTTCAGCTCTGTTGGTATTTAGACACAATAACATAATAGGAAAGGAGCTTATATAATGGCTGATTTTTATAGAATAGCTTATCAGAATAAGCAAGGCATGATAGAAATATTTCCTAAATTCATTATTGGGAATAGCTCCGATCTTATGATACGAGGTGGCGATTTTTATGCTGTATGGTTGGAAGACAAAGGTCTGTGGTCTACTGATGAGCAAGACGTCATTCGAATGATCGACAGAGATCTGGATAAGTATGTCACAGATAATAGTCCAAGGTTCGATACGAACACAAAGATTAAATATATGTGGGATGCAGAATCTGGATCGATTGACCGATGGCATAAGTATTGTCAGAAACAACAAAGGGACTCATTTCACATGTTGGATGAAAAACTTATATTTTCCAATAGTGAGACAAACAAGAAAGATTATGCCAGCAAACGATTGAATTATCCATTGGAACCTGGTAAATGTCCAGCTTATGAGAAGATTATATCAACGATATATTCGGAGGAAGAAAGACATAAGATTGAATGGGCAATCGGGTCTATTGTTACCGGCGATTCCAAGACAATACAGAAATTTCTTGTATTGTATGGCGCTGCTGGTACAGGTAAATCAACCATCTTGAACATTATCCAACAGTTATTTGAGGGTTACTATTCGGTATTTGATGCGAAGGCATTGGGGTCGAGTAGTAACTCTTTTGCGTTAGAGGCATTTAAGTCGAACCCGCTGATTGCAATTCAGCATGATGGAGATCTGTCTAAGATCGAAGATAATACGAGATTAAATAGTCTTGTATCTCATGAGATGATGACTGTGAATGAGAAATTCAAGTCAACCTATGCCAGCCAGTTTAAGTGTTTTCTATTCATGGGTACAAACAAGCCAGTACGGATCACAGATGCAAAATCAGGTCTTATACGAAGATTGATTGATGTGTCACCTTCCGGAAAGAAAGTTAGCCCTAAAGAATACAACACTTTAATGGAGCAGGTTAAGTTTGAGCTTGGTGCTATTGCTTGTCATTGCAGAGATGTATATTTGGAAGATCCTGGGTATTATGACACATATCTTCCAATGTCAATGATGAGTGCATCAAATGATTTCTACAACTTCATTATTGATTCGTTTCATGTATTCAAAAAAGAAGACGGAACAACGTTAAAGGCAGCATGGGAAATGTACAAAACATATTGTGATGAGGCAAAAGTTCCATATCCATTTTCTCAGAGAAGTTTTAAAGAAGAGCTTAAAAACTATTTTTGGGATTTTGACGAGGAGATTGATGAGGATGGATCTAAGATAAGAAACATTTATCACGGATTTCGAACCGAGAAATTTGAGACTTTTAGTCACAGAAAAAGAGAGGAAAAAAATGTGACTAACTCAGAATCTTGGCTGCAATTCATGAATGCAGCAGAAACAACAAAGAGTTTTGATATGGAATGTGAATCATGCCCAGCTCAATATGCAACGGACAAAGAAACCCCAAGTAAATCTTGGAACCGAGTCACAACCACACTCAAAGACATCGATCCATCGAAACTTCATTATGTCAAGGTTCCAGAGAATCACATAGTTATTGACTTTGATTTGAAGGGCGATGACGGCAAAAAATCGTTTGAAAAGAATTTGGAGGCTGCTGCGAAGTGGTCACCTACGTATGCGGAGCTTAGTAAAAGTGAGGCAGGGATCCATCTTCATTATATTTATAATGGGGATGTATCAAAATTAAGTCGTATATACGATGAAAACATTGAAATAAAGGTTTTTACAGGTAAGAGTTCTCTTAGACGAAAACTTACCAAGTGCAATAATTTATCTGTTGCGATGATAAGCTCCGGACTACCTATGAAAGGAGAAAAGATGATAGATAAAAATATTGTACAATCTGAGAAAGGTCTCAGAACAACAATTAAAAAATGTCTTAATAAAGAAGTCCACGCTGGTACAAAATCCAATGTGGACTTTATTTATAAGATTTTGGATGATGCTTACAATGGCGGTCTTCATTATGATGTATCAGACATGAAGAATGAGGTATTAGCATTTGCTGCTAACAGTACCAATCAGGCACCATATTGTATCAAGCTGGCGAGTAAGATGAAATTCAAGTCAGAAGAGATATCAGACGGCAAAGCGGATGAAAATGCACCATCGATATTTTATGATATTGAGGTATTTCCGAACTTATTCTTGGTCAATTGGAAAATCCAGGGAGAAGGAAACCCCGTAGTTCGAATGATCAATCCAAGTCCAAAAGACATCGAGGATCTGATCAAATACAATCTTGTAGGGTTCAACTGTCGAAGATATGATAACCATCTCATCTATGCAAGACTTATGGGATATACGAATGAGGAACTATATAACTTGTCTCAGAAAATTATATCTGGAGATAGAAATGCGTTCTTTGGGGAAGCTTACAATTTGTCTTATACAGATGTGTATGACTTTGCATCCGCTGGAAACAAAAAGAGCTTGAAGAAGCTTGAAATTGAGATGTCGAACAAAGCAAATGACCCTACATCAAAAATGGATGATGGTCTTAGAAAGATGCTCAAGAACATTAAGCATCAGGAGTTGGGTCTGCCTTGGGACCAGCCGGTTCCGAAAGAATTATGGACCAAAGTTGCAGAGTATTGTGATAATGATGTCATTTCGACCGAGGCAGCATTCTTATATTTGTCTGCGGATTGGACAGCTAGACAGATTCTGGCGGACTTAGCGGGTATGACTGTAAATGACACGACAAACACTCTTACAACCAGAATTATATTTGGTCGGGAGAAAAATCCACAGAGTCAGTTCAATTACAGAGATTTGGCAGAACCGGTCACAGAAATGACATTGGAGATGCGGGAATTTTTAAAAGAAGCTTGTCCAGAAATGATAGCTGAACCACATGGTGAAGCAAAAAGCATGTTACCTTATTTTCCAGGGTATAAGTACGAAGCCGGTAAATCAACATATCGAGGAGAGGTTGTTGGCGAAGGCGGATATGTATATTCTGAACCAGGTATGTACGGAAACGTAGCATTACTTGATATTGCATCTATGCATCCTCATAGTGCTATCGCAGAGGTATTGTTTGGTGTTAAATTTACACAGGCATTTAGAGATATTGTTGAGGGTCGTGTAAGTATCAAACATCAGGCTTGGGATGAGGTAAATCACATGCTTGATGGTAAACTTACGCCTTATATTCAGAAAGTCATTGATGGTGAAATGACAGCTAAGCAGCTTGCAAATGCATTGAAGACTGCAATCAACTCTGTATACGGATTAACTTCAGCAAGCTTCAGCAATGCGTTTAGAGATCCGCGTAATAAGGACAATATTGTAGCTAAACGTGGTGCTTTATTCATGATTGACTTGAAGAATGAGGTGCAGGCAAGAGGATTTACAGTTGCTCATATCAAGACGGACTCAATCAAGATTCCAGACGCAACGCCAGAAATCATACAGTTCGTTATGGATTTCGGTAAAAGATATGGTTATACATTTGAGCATGAGGCTACGTATGACAGAATGTGCCTCGTAAATGATGCAGTTTATATCGCAAAGTACAAAGACGCAGAATCATGTCAGGCTATGTATGGTTATGCGCCAGGAGATAATGCAGATCATGGTAGAGATTGGACTGCAACAGGTAAGCAGTTCGCCGTACCATATTTATTCAAGACATTGTTTAGTCATGAAGATATTGAGTTCAACGATATGTGTGAGACGTTTGCAGTGTCTAAGGGTGATTTATATTTAGATATGAATGAGAACTTGCCTGACGTGGCTAAGTACGAAATTGAATTAGAGAAGCTTGAGGAACAGTACAAGAAAGGTAAAATCTCGGATGTTATATTTGAATCCGAATCAGCGGGTCTTCCGGAAAAGATCGCAGAAGGACATGAAATGCAGTTTGTAGGGAGAGTTGGTCAGTTCTGTCCGATTATGTCTGGAAACAATGGCGGAATTTTATACCGTGTCTGCGATGGTAAGAATTATGCTGCACCAGGATCGAGTGGATATCGATGGTTGGAATCTGAGACAGTGAAGAGATTAGGTTTGACTGATAACATTGATCGCTCATTCTATGATGCATTAGTAAACGATGCAGTAGATAGTATATCACAGTATGGAGATTTTGAGTGGTTTGTATCCGACGATCCATACATTCCAGAAAACAACGATGGACATATGGTCATACCTTATGGACCACCAAACGATCCAATACCATTTAAGTAAAATTATATTTAAGAAAAGGAGATAAAAATTATGGAATTAACATTTGCACCAAGAGGTATCTTGCAGATTGATGACGCAGATATCACTTACAGAAATTTTAGAGGAGAGGGATCGCTTTATAATAGAGAAGGCGATCGGAATTTTTCATTGATTATTCCATCAACAGAAATTGCTGATGCATTAGCAAGTAACGTCAATGAATATGGCGTTGGCTGGAACGTGAGAATTAAGCCACCAAGAGAAGAGGGTGATAACCCATTTATTACACTCAAGGTGAACGTGAAGTTCAATGAGTATGGACCTCATATTTTCTTACACACTGGTAATCACGTAACAGAGCTTGACGAGGAAAGTGTATCGTGTTTGGATATGATCGATATCGAGCGCGTAGATCTTGACATTTCTCCATCGGATAGAGTTGTTAACGGCAAGCCTTATCGAACTGCATATGTAAGAACAATGCATGTTGTTCAGAAGATTGACCGTTTTGAAGGTAGATATGGCAACAATAACGAAGAGTAATTGCATTAGAGGCTTGATCGTGATCGGTTGAGCCTCTTTCTTTTTAGAGCTTCTTATGATATACTAACTTATATTTTAAGGAGAAAAAGGAGGATTCTCATATGAAGAAAAAAGTATTACTGTTGGTTGGTTTAATGCTGTGTCTGTTATTGGTTGGATGTGGGAAAGAGAAAGAATCCATAGTTAAACCAGTTAGCATGGTTCCGGATCCAAGCGAATATTTTGCAGGGGCAGAAATTACGTTACTTGTAAATGACGACGATGGGTTTTATTATATGATTAAAAAGTATAATGATTCAGACTTTGATAAATATGTTGACGCTTGTATGACTGGAATATTTACTGATGTTGATTATAGTACGACTAATGACAAGGGGAAGATTTATTATATATATGACTCCGATAAGAAATACAGATTAGATTGTACTATGGACAATAATTTAGGAATCATAAACATAATTTGTAACAAACAATAACCAACAAACCACAAGGACTCTCAGAAATGAGGGTCTTTTTTATTTGCTCAGAAAGGAGATAAAAATGGTAAAGAAATATTTTAGACGTGGCGGAACTTGGCAGTACAGCCATAATAATGCTACGTTATCTAATTACACTACAGTCAATGTAGGGTTTTTAAGAGACGGAAACGAGGAAGATGAAACTCAGTTCGATATTGAAAAATACAATGTCGGCGAGCTGAATGAGTTATTCGATGAATTTGTTAAGGAGAATAATTTCTCCAATGTTAAGGTTTTGTATGTTGAAATTGTAAAGACGGCAAGAACAATAGAAGAATTGGAGGATTGAGATATGGAAGTAAGAATTGAAGAATGGCATGGAATGAATATTCGGTTCGTAAATGTTGATGGTGAATGGTGGTGCGTCTATGACGACATCATTAGTATAATAAAGAAATTTAACACCGGATATTGTTCGCATTTTGAAAGGGATCTTATAGATCATAAAAATTTAATACGGCGAATTGATCTGGATGGAGAGTCGGTGCTCATTGTAAATGAGTTGGGTATATATGAGATATTCTATTTATGCGATGGAATGTTGGAGACAGTAAACTTCAGGCATTGGTCTGGGGAAATAATGGCTAAGCTCCGTTCAAAGTATGGATTACAGCAATATGAAGTATTACAAATGCTGGACGATGATGTTCAGCAGGACATTAGTAGAATGATTGATACTCTGTATTGGGACGATGAGAAAAAAATACTCATGCAGTCAGTGACAGTGCAGGGTGGAGATGTTGAACAAATACCATTTATGGAATAGAAGAATTGGAGGGTTAAGATATGAAAAAAGAATTGATCTCTGGTGGGTGTATACTATGTGACGGTCTTACATCGGAAGAACTGATACAATCGTTGGATAGACACATATTTCCACGAAAAAAAATTTATGATTTAAGCAAGCTTGAAGTCCATTTTGGCCGGGAATTATTTAATAGATTATGTAATGATGACATAATTAATTATGACTCTATTAATCATTCATTTACAGTTACGGTATGTGAAATTCCTTGTCGTTTATCATACGAATGTCCATCTTATGGATATTGTGTATATTTGGAGCATGATCACGAAGACCAGATGGACTCGATGATAGGATTGTTTCAGGATGATATTAAAAGACAGCTTAATGCAGCATTTGGAAGATCGTCTGTACCTATTGATATATCCGGAAGAATTAAAAAAGTTATCTTCAACCCACCTGCGACTATTATATTCTGGAAAGATGGTAGTAAGACGGTAGTAAAATGCAACGGTGAGGCTTTCGATCCTGAGAAGGGAATGGCTATGGCAATAAGCCGTAAGGTATTAGGAGATTCCTATGATTATTACAATGTGTTTGAAAAGTGGTGTAAAAAGTACAAGGAGCCAAAATCAATGCCAACTCCACAGGAAGTAGCAGCTAAGTATATGACGCCGCCAACTGTATCGGACTTTATTGAAGAATTACAAATGGCTGCTGAAGAGGTGAAACATTATATGAATATAAAATCAGGTGATTCAGATGCCGACTAAGCCGTTTTTGTACGATTATCAGATGGATGCGGTAAATCACATGTTCAATGGGTGTATTCTCAATGGTGGCGTTGGATCAGGAAAAAGTAGAACCGGATTATATTACTATTTCAAGGAACAAGGTGGTAGTATAAATCCAGACTACAAACCGATGAAAAAGCCAAAGGATTTATATATTATCACAACTGCCATGAAACGGGATACTTTGGAATGGGAAGGTGAGCTGGCAAATTACCTACTATCCACAGACCCAAAGAAAAACCTCTTAAATGGTAGCGTAAAAATTACCATAGATTCATGGAATAATATAAAGAAGTATGTAGATGTAAAAAATGCATTCTTCATATTTGATGAACAGAGAGTGGTTGGATCCGGAGCTTGGGTTAAGGCATTTCTGAAAATAACAAAGTCAAATAATTGGATATTGTTGTCGGCAACAGCTGGAGATACTTGGTCTGATTATATTCCGGTATTCATAGCAAACGGTTTCTATAAGAACAGATCTGAGTTCATCCAACAACATGTGATATATTCTCGATTTACAAAATACCCGCAGATTGACAGATATATCAATACTGGTCGATTAATTCGTTTAAGAAAGAAAATACTGATTGATATGGACTTCAAGCGTCAGACAATCGCTCACCATAATGATATTTATGTGACATATGATGTCACTAAGTATAAATCGGTTGTGAAAAATAGATGGGATCCATACAAAAATGAACCTATCCAGCAGGCATCAAGTCTTTGTTATATTCTCAGAAGAATAGTAAATGAAGACGAATCCAGAATAGTAGCTCTATTAGAGATTCTTGAGAAAACTCCTAGAGCTATTATTTTTTACAATTTTGATTATGAGCGAGAGATGCTATTACATGTGTTTAGCAACCACGATGGTAATAGTAAGGACTTTGAAGTGGCCGAATGGTCTGGTCATGCTCACCAACCTATACCAAAAACAAAGCGATGGGTATATCTGGTTCAGTATACGGCTGGATGTGAAGGTTGGAATAGTATCAAGACAGATACAATTATATTCTATTCACAGAACTACAGTTATAAGGTTGTGACACAGGCTGCTGGTCGAATTGATCGACTCAATACGCCATTTAAAGATTTATATTATTACCATTTGAAAAGTAGGAGCGGGATTGATCTTGCCATAAGTAAAGCATTGAAGGAGAAGAAAAAATTCAATGAAACAAAATGGTGCGGTAATTCATTCGCGAAATAATCATGTCCTTATATGAGAGGAAAGGAGTGATTATATGCGAGATTATGAATATTTAATTTCCATAGCATTGCGAGATAAACTGAAAGAATCAATTAAAGGAAGAGTATTCTGTAAGGTTAAATATGACTATTTATACATATCTATTCAGACAAAAGAATTAGATAGGTTTGAATATAAGGTATACGATTTTGCGGATAAACTTATAACTGGAAGATTGATTGTGGATGAGATTGCAGCAACTGTGGTAGCGAATTATAAGAAGTATATATTGGCATATTTCACATATTAGTGAATGAAGACTCGGTGAAAACATCGGGTCTTTTGTTTTTTAGGAGGTATAAATATTTATATGACAATTGAAAGATGGCAACAGGAATTCGCAGATCGTTTACGTAACAAGATGAATGAACGTGGATGGGGCATTCGCAAAACAGCAAAGGAATCCGGTTTAAGCATCATGACAATATCTAAGTATGTAAATGCTTTGGTAGTTCCGAGATGTACGGAATTGATGAAACTCGCTAATGCTTTCAGTGTAAATCCTTCATATTTCATGGATTTTGGCGAGTCAGTTGAGTTTTTGATAGGGAGGTGATTAACAATGGAGTATGGATATAAAGAAGTTGAGTTCTGGAAATATTGTGAGAAATGTAAGCACTATGAAGTGGAAGATGTAAAGGATCCATGTAATGATTGCTTAGATGAGCCAGTGAATTTGCATTCAACAAAGCCAGTGTATTTTGAGGAGAAGTAAATATGGTATGTAAATGTGGCGGTAAACTGATGTCTTGTGATCAGGTACATACGCCAGGGAATAAAATAATTCGGAAACGAAAATGCAAGGAATGTGGGAAATTTTCTTATTCAGTCGAATTAATCGTTGATTACAATGAAAAGGTAAAACGAGTGTGGAATATGAATCACAGAAAAGCAAAACCAAAAGAGGAGGTAGAAAAAATATGATACATATATTGGTATTGACAAAAGATCCATGCGAAAAAGCCGTATTTGCTAAACGGGTGCAGTCGGCACTTAATACCTTATGCAGCGTGAAGCCTGGATTAACCACGAATATTTATGTGAAAGATATAAATATTCAGGTTACGAGTGTCGTTCATAAGACTGGAGATGCTATTGGAGATATTCATTTACAACCAGATTATTATATCGATGATTCTGGTGTAAGTCTAAGTGATATTTTAAGTGATTTATGCAGAGGGGCAGAACGATTAAAAAGTGTTGTAGATGTAGTATCAATTGTAAAAAATCGAGATCATTATGCTAAGCATGAAGCATATAACAGAATTTAAAAGGGGTGATATTTATGGCGATGACATTTGCAATCATAGTCATGTCTGTTTGGATAGGTATTGGTTATTGGCTTGCGTGCCATGAGGCTCCAGACGGAACTTATATATTGAATAGTAATTATATTTATATAGTTACATTATGGCCGGTGTATTTGATATTCGCCGGCTTTTATTGGTTGATTTGTGTCGTATGTTGGAAGATCGAGGATTTGAGGAGGTGATTAAGATGGAGTTTGACGGAGATTGGAAATTTCTCAAAACGACTGCTTCAATCAAAGACTATCACCCATTCGAAAGGAGGGCTAAAAGCATGGATGACAATGAAAATGACGCATTACAAATAGAAATGAATCAAAGGTTAAGCGTGCTCCAGAACCAGCTTGATTATTTGGTTGGTAACATCAATCAGTTTCCAACGACTCTACAGTTAGAAATACTTGGTTTTTTGACTTCACTCATGAACACAATGGTATCGACTACAGATGAAGTAGCAGCGTTGTATACAAAAGCAGTAATTGCGTTGGGTGATTTCGAAAAGTAATTTATATTTTATGGAGGGAATAATTATGGCAGAAAAATTTACAGAATTATTTAAAATGTTTTGTGCAGATGTGAAAGATGAAGTGGCTAAGTTATGTGGCTTCGATGTGGAAGTACGTGACGTTACAAAAAATAACGGTGTGAAGAGAAAGGGATTATACTTTGGAGAGGGTAACTGGACTGAGATATCTAAGGAAGAATATTACGAGAGGAAGGAGAGACAGATAACTGCTGCTGATATTTCAAGAGAGATTAAAGAAGCAATGGAGGATGAGAAGTAAATGTAATTGAAGCTATATAGAGTCATAACTCGAGTTCATTTTAATGAGTGGATTCGAGTTATTTTTATGCATAGTCAAGAAAGGAGATAAACCATGAAAAAATATGAATTAACAAATGAAACAATCGAATATAAAGGAAAAAAATTATATAGAATTAAGGCTCTAATTGATTTTGGAAATGTAGAAAAAGGAGCTCGTGGTGGGTTCGTTGAAAAAGAGGAAAATCTTAGTATGTCTGGTAATGCTTGGGTATGTGATAATGCTCGGGTATGTGATAATGCTCGGGTATGTGGAGATGCTAATGTGTGTGGTGATGCTTTTGTGTCTGATAATGCTCAGGTGTCTGGTGATGCTTTTGTGTGTGGTAATGCTTGGGTATGTGATAATGCTCGGGTATGTGGAGATGCTAATGTGTGTGGTAATGCTTGGGTATGTGATAATGCTCAGGTGTCTGGTGATGCTCGGGTGTCTGGTAATGCTCAGGTGTCTGGTGATGCTCGGGTATGTGGTGGTGCTAATGTGTGTGGAGATGCTAATGTGTGTGGTGATGCTCAGGTGGATAAGAACATCAATTATGCCGTGATCAAAGGTTTCGGCACTTGTTATAGATCTACGACATTTTTCAGATGTCAAGACAAAACAGTAAAAGTATCCTGCGGATGTTTTTTAGGAACCATCGACGAATTCAGAAATCAAGTAAAAAACACGCGTGGAGGAAAAATTGCAAAAGAATATTTAATGATTGCTGATCTAATGGAAATACATTTTTCGGAGGATGGATACGATGGTTAAAAAATTTTAAGATGCATCACAGTAGAAAGGAGATGAGAAGAAATGATTAATGCAAAAGACGCAAAACAAAAGACGATTATAAATCGTAAATGCAAAGATATTATGGATAAGATTGAACAGGATGTTGAAAAAGCAATCGGCAACGGATATTGTTGTACATCCATAAATCTTGATTCCGAGTTAGACAAAGAAATTATTGATGCCTTATGCAAAAAACTTATAGGTCTTGGCTATAGGGTCGAATATGTACCGGCGAAATCGTTAGACCAGTGGATTTTAACTTCTTATCTTAGAATTGATTGGTCTTTGAAGAAATTGGAAAATTGGACTGAAATAACAAAAGGACTATACAGATATGTTATTGCGGCTTCAGCATGTTACGAGATTCACATAATGTATCACGCAAAAGATACTGATATTTTAACAGCCAATGCTTCGTTATATATTGTTGGGGACTGGACAACAGCCAAAGATAATTCAAAGTTCTTTGAAAGAAAATTATTATTAAATGGCCCTTTAATGGCATGTTTGGAAAAAGCAGTAGAAAATGAAAAGGAGTTGAGAGGATAATGATTAAATTAGAAAATGTGGTTCTGGCGAGTCCGGAGCAGATGGAGTTTATTATTGAAGGGATGCGGAATCCTATGAACTCATGGGATAGGAGCGATAGTTATATTGATGCGCCCAATAAAAATTGTAATGGTCAATCTGGAGATTCTTTCTATGTGTTAGGGGGCGAAGATCATAACTTAATGCAGCGTTTATCTAATGCTGGTACAGACCGTAGAAACTTTATGAGAATGATGCCGGTGTATGTGAGAATCACCGCACCTTTATATTGGTGGAAAGATTTTGATGATCTTCCGGCGGCATATACGATTGGTGTAATTTCTGACAATAGCAACGTGATAGATAAGATTCACGATAAAGAGTTTACGCTGGAGGATTTTTCGTGTGATCAGTTATCGACAGGTTTCGAAGAAGGCGACGATTTCATTAATTCTTTTATTGTGATGTCAGATGGAGATTCGGCTCATGATTATGAGTTATATCCTCGAGGAGTCCTCGAAATAGTCATTGAGGGATTGAATAAAAATAGAAAAATGTTTCTTGATACCCGAAATAAAAAATATTGGTGGCAGATGATTCAGCTTCTTCCGAGTAGTTACAACCAGACTCGTAATGTTATGATGAATTATGAGGTGCTGGCAAATATTTACCGGTGGAGAAAAGATCATAAGCTGGACGAATGGCGAGAGTTTTGTAAGTGGATCGAGCGGCTTCCATATTCAGAGTTGATTACTGGATTACCTATTGAATCCGATGATACAGACGAAGATTAAGGAGGAATATTATGATAGGAGTTAAATTGACTATTGTGTTGCTTATAATAACCTTTTTATCGACATTTATTGTCAAAGCAATTGTTGCTGGGCTAGATTTTAAAACTAAACTTTTAATCGGTTTAGATCAAGGACCAAAATGGTTTGAGAACATCTTAGTATTTCAAGGTGCATTAGTGTGTCTTGATTTCATTGGAGTCATATATTCAGTTATATGGCTCTTATTTTTTAGGTAGGAGGGATAAGCTATGCAGATATTGATATGTCCGGGTAATTTTAATTGTGTGGTCAAGGATTTGATGACTGAGCTCAAAGATCAATTGTCTATAGTCTATCTGCATATTATATATACCAAACACACAATTTATATTAGACCGGATATTGAAATACGGTTTGTACCGCCATTTGTACAGTGTGTTAGAGGGAAATATCCTGATTATTATTGGACAAATTCTAATGACGTTGATACTTATTTCAAGCATCGTCACGGAGTCAAGGAATTAAAAACATTTTCAGAAGTTGTTTATGTAGTTTTAGAAAAACGTATGAGTAAAATTGTTAAGGAGGAGTAATTATGGCAGAATTAAATCCTAAAACAGATGTGACAAAGAAAGTCATACATTTAATGGTTACACCATTATGTAATAGAAATTGTAAGTATTGTTGCAATAAACAATATGATATAAACGATATTCCTTATATCACAGATGAGGAATTAAGAGAAGCTGAGGTTCTTTGCTTAACAGGCGGAGAGCCTTTTTTGTTTACGAATCCATGTCGGATTGCCCGATATTACAAAAGGAGATATTCAAACATAAAAAGAGTATATGTATACACCAACGCTAAAGAATTATATTGTTGGTTGGCCGATTATAATTTTATACGCAATATTGATGGTTTAAATGTCTCTATAAAAAACAAAGACGATTTATATTTCTTCAAAGAACTTGTTCATGATTATCGACATGAACTTGATAATTGTTTGAGCAATCGAGTTTACATTTACGATAACCTAACTCCAGATGACTTTGGGGTGTTTGAACCAATTATTCGAGAATGGCAGGAAGATTTTAAACCAGCACCCGACAGTATATTCAGAAAATTATAAGGAGGAGTAATTATGGCTGATGCAAAAATATGTGATAGATGTGGTAAGTTTTATGTTATGAACGAGCAGGAATTTAAGGGATGCAGTCTAAGGTATCAGAGAAGTAACTCACCATCGATACTTCTTGATTTGTGTGATGAATGTGTTGGAAGATTGCGGAACTTTCTTAATTATCCAATTGAGACAGATAAAGCTGTAGATCATTATAATCAAACAAAGGAAGATGGCAAAAGTTCGGATGACACTTCAACACTTGATACGACAAAAATGTCTGGAGAATCATCTTCATCTCTTTAGATCGCTGTCACAAATTCAACACCTCGATTATATTAATATTAAAATAACAAATTTTAATAAAACAGAAGATTGATTGTTTTAAGATCAAAGACTCAGTGTAGAAATGCATTGGGTCTTTTATTTTTAGGAGGGATATTTATGACAGAAGGAATGATTCGTGCATGGTGTAGTAATCATGGATGCTATACAAATTGTAAGTACGAAGGGGCTGATCGCTTGATGATGGGGTCTCATTAAGAAAGACGATTTGGATAGGCAGGTCAGTACTGTAGAGAATGGAGGGAACGCTGATGACGAAATGTTGTTCAGACCATCAATGTAAATATAACAATGATATCTGGTATTATAGCATATACAAGCATCCTTGTATGGTTAATGCTGGCAATTATGGAGGGATAGGCAGAATTCTGGTAGAGACGTGTGATGGAAAGGAAAAAAGAAAATGAGTAAAAAGAAAACCTATAGATATTTTGTGACTTATTATGCAAGATCAATGGGTGACGCTAGATTCGAACATTTTGTTATGTTATATGATAAGCCACTCAATACGCAGATGATGATAGAGCGTGCCGAGAAAAATATCAAAGATGTTACTTCGGATGATACAGTTAAGATAGTATTTTTCAAGCGAATCAAAGAAAACTGAGAGAGGTGCAAAGATGGGACATATATTAGAAATGATACATAGATTGGGAGAGGAAACGAATTGTGATATAACTTTGAGTTTTTATTCTGCTGATCTCCGGCGCAATATAAAAATTGTAGATCGTGCAACTAACGAAGGTAATGCTTGTGAAGTTAATTGGCTATGGTCAGAACATAAGATATTAGAAACTATCATCGATGCCATCAAAGAAATGAAGGCGCGACCGAAATGTTTCAATTGCAGACATTATCACCCAGGATTCATAGAGAGTTGTGGCTGTGATTGTAATCATTTCAGTAAATATGAAGATAAAAATAAGGTGGTGACATTCAATGAGTTCTAATAGTTTAGATGTCAGCGAACATTTGTACGCGCGTTTATGCAGATTGATCGGACAAGATTATGTCGAATCCGATTATTTAGCATTCTCAGTAAAGCACGGAATATTTTGGCATATTGTATTAATCAACCGTAGACATCCTGCGGTTTTATTTTTCGCCCGGGCTTTATCAAAGCGTAGGGTAGAAGACAAATTATATAACTGGTGTTTATGTATGAAGATGAATGAGGTGATTGAATATGAAGGTAAAAGTTTTTGATTCTCGTAAGAGCATTGATCTGGAGAACCAGATAAATGAGTTTATCAAAGATAAAGTTGTTTATGACATTCGGCAGTCGACATTTACAGTTCCGGCAAAAATTGATAAGGATGGCAAGACTGTTCGTGTTGATATTTTTAGCAGGGTGATTGTTATGTATGATGATGTTAAGCGTGTATATCGCTTTGATAAATATATGGGGGGTGTTACACCGGTATGATAAATCTATGTATTGAGAGTTATTGTCAGAATTGTCCATATTTTGAGCCGGTCGCAGAAAAGCTTGTTGATTGTTTTGACAGTAGGGCGGTTGAAACTCGAGTTCATTGCTCGGATATGAATAAATGTAACATTATACATAATCAGATTCTTGAAGAACAAGCTAAAAAGTTGGAGACGCAGTAAAGAAGTAGGAGGTGATTGGTATGACTACTATTGCGGTCTTGTGTAAGGACAATAAAGATGCCGGGCATTTGTTTTGTAAATTGGTCAACCGACTTAGGGCTTCTGGTATAACGATGAATCGTTTGATATGGCATCAATGGGTTGTCGGAAATAAGAAATGTCGGGTTCGGATTTATTCTTGTTCGGATGGAGAAGAATGGAAAGGAACTAAAGTGGATATGACGTTCGGATTTTCTGTGAAGCAACAGCATGAAATTTTGAAAGAAGGGTGTCAAGCCAGTCGGAAATATATTGAGATGAGGGACGATTATACAGGGATTTTAAGTGGTTATTTTGGTGTAAAATAGCTTGCATGGATGGAAAACTTGCACACACAGAAGTTGCATGGACGAAAATACTTGCATGGACGAAAGTTTTTGAGAGTGATTTTTGTGAATTTTTTGGACGACTTGCATGCATGCAATTTTAGACTTCAAAAAACCACGTATTTAAGCCATTTTTGGGCATTACTTGCACGTATGCAAGCACCCTTAATCGATATTAAAAAATATATATTATATAAGAAAATAAGCGCTTGCATGTGTGCAAGTTTTTAGGAGGTGAAAACAAACCATGAGTGAAACTGAATTTATTGACATTTTTAGCGATAATTTAAGAGATCTTATGATTGAGCGTAATTACACACAAAGATCGTTGGCAAAGGAAGCGGAATTGTCTGAATCAGCCATTACAAGATTTTTACAGAAAAAGTCTATGCCGACATTACGAGCAGTTATTAATTTATCTTTGTCGCTCAGTTGTGATGTGGACGATCTGATTCCAACATATGATTATATCAAGTAGAAAGGAGACGAGTAAATGTTGTTATTTGAGTTTGCCGTAAAGTGCGTGGTGTTACTTCTTTGTGTTTATCCAATAGTGGATAGAATCTGTAGATGTAAGGAGCAGAAATATGTAAGTGATATTGTTAAGAAATTTACTGATGATAACAAACAGTAAATTTATATTAAAGAGAGGCGTTGGTTTTTACTGACGCTTTTCTTTTTGCAATGAAGGGAGAACAGAAATTATGAGTTATAAAACAAAACGAGATGGAGTGCGAGTGAGGATTGTAGAAACTGGTGAAGAGTTCAATTCTATTCGAGCATGTGCATTCAGATTGGGCGTTGATGTTACTTGGCTTGGAAAAGTCACAAGAGGAAACAATGGATTATGTACTTGTAAAGGTTATCACATTATTCGTGTAGAAGATCCTCGAGCAAATTATGATATTTCGAGAAAAGAATATCGTGGGAGAAAAGGACGAGCTGTTCGGATAGTCGAAACCGGAGAAACATTTAATTCCATATCTGAATGTGCAGATGCAATTGGTGGTAGCGCTGGAAGTATTTGTGAAATATTGAGAGGTCACAATAGAAGAGCAACACACATGGGTTACCACTTTGAATATGTAAAATGATTCAGTGCGAATAAAACATACCCCGCGGAAATATCATGCCCTTTTATGAGAGGAAAGTGTGATATTCTGTATTTCACAACATTTTCTCTTACCTTTGACTTTGGAACGTACTCAGGTGTCTTTCGGACCCTGGGTCATTTATATTTAAGGAGGGGTTAAAGTGAAAGAGAATAAGTTTCAGGCAGGATTAAAAAAGAAACTTAAAATGATGTTTCCCGGATGCATAGTAACCAAACTCGATTCGAGTGATATTCAAGGCATTCCAGATTTACTTGTCTTATATAAAGATAAGTGGGCTGCCTTAGAAGTCAAGAAAGAGGCGAAAGCTTCTCATAGACCGAATCAAGATTACTATGTTGAGAAAATGGATGAGATGTCATTTTCCAGATTTATATTTCCAGAAAATGAGGAGGACGTATTAAATGAACTTCGTGAAACATTCAAATCTTGAGGGGCTTCATGCTCCATTCAGTGCAAGCCAGTCAGCATGGCTTAGATATGACACTGAAAAAGCACTAACCGTATATGATAATATGCGGGCAAAAGAAAGAGGAACAAAGCTTCATGATTGGGCTAAGAGAACTATTGACTTAGGAATCAAGCAGCCCAGATCAAATAAAACCTTGTATGCATATGTCAATGATGCTATTGGTTTTAAGATGAGTACCGAAGTGGTGTTATATTATTCACCATATTTCTTTGGTACAGCTGATGCTATATCATTTAGGAATAATAAATTAAGAATACATGATCTTAAGACTGGAAAGTCCGGTCACATGGAGCAGCTTGAAGTATACGCTGCTCTTTTTTGTTTGGAGTACAAAATCAAACCAGGGGATATACAGATGGAGTTACGCTTGTATAAGGACAATGAAGTAATTGTTCATGAGCCAACTGCTGAAGATATTTTACCAATCATGGACAAGATCATGTCTCTTAATAAAGCATTAGAAAACTTTGACGACAGGGAGGTGTAGATATTGAATCCTATTGCAGAAGAAATTGAATCATATCAGGGTTGTGGTTCGATGACGACGAACGAATTCCTTGAGCATTATGGAATGCCTAGAAGATCAGGCAGATATCCATGGGGTTCTGGTGAGGATCCATATCAGCATGAGAGAGACTTCCTTAGTCGAGTTGAAGAATTAAAAGCGACTGGTTGGACAGAGACTCCGGAGAATATTAAAGAGACATTCGGACTGACGACAACTCAGTATCGTACTGAGAAAGCCCTCGCTAAAGATGAACGAAGAATGTATGATGTAGCAAGAGCAAAGTCACTAAGAGATGATGGTCTTGGAGCAACAGAGATTGGTCGTAAGATGGGTATCAATGAATCAACAGTCAGATCATTACTCAATCCACATTCTGAACAGCGTATGGAGCAGGCAAGAAATACTGCAAAATATTTGAAAGAACAAGTAGATAAGAAAGAAATGGTTGAGGTTGGTACAGGCGTAGAGCGAGAGCTGAACATTTCAAAGGAGAAATTAGATCAAGCTCTCTATCTGTTGCAGAGAGATGGCTATAACGTTTACAAAGGCGGAATACCACAGGCAACCAACCCAGGGCAGCAGACAAATCAGAGAGTATTATGCAAGCCCGGAATCGAGCATAAAGAAATATATGATTTTAATAGAGTACAGTCCTTGAAAGATTACATTTCGAGAGATGGCGGTGATACTTTTGAAAAGAAGTTCCATTATCCAGAGAGCATGGATTCAAGGCGATTGGCTATCCGTTACAAAGAAGATGGAGGAATCGACAAGGATGGAGTAGTAGAGCTTCGTCCTGGTGTTGCTGATTTATCCCTTGGCGAATCTCGTTATTCACAGGTTCGTATTATGGTTGACGGTAAGAAATATATAAAGGGTATGGCTGTTTATGGAGATCCAAAAGATTTTCCCGATGGTGTTGATGCTATCTTCAATACAAACAAATCTAAGTCAGTAGCAAAGATGGATGTGTTGAAAGACATCAAGAATGATCCAGACAATCCTTTTGGTTCACTCATCAAAGATGCTGATCAAGGAGGTCAGTATTGGTATAATGATCCAAAGACTGGTAAAAAGAAACTTGGATTGATCAATAAAAGATCCGATGAGGGTGATTGGACTGAATGGAAAGACACGTTACCATCTCAGTTTTTGGCAAAGCAGTCATTGAGAATGGCGGGTAAACAGCTGGATTTAGCCAAGGCAGACAGAAGAGATGAGTTTGAAGAGATTAAATCTATCACGAACCCTGTGATTAAAAAACATTTCTTAGAAAAATTTGCTGATAGTTGTGATTCAGCATCAGTTCATTTGAAAGCGGCAGCGTTACCGGGGCAGAAATACCATGTAATACTTCCTATCAATTCTTTAAAGGAGAACGAAGTGTATGCTCCTGGATATACGCCAGGAACTAAGTTAGCATTGATTCGTTATCCGCATGGTGGAACATTTGAAATTCCAATACTTACTGTTACTGATAAAAATCCAGAAGGTAGAAGAATAATCGGAACCGAATCTATTGATGCAGTCGGTATTAATCACACGGTTGCTGAGCGTTTATCAGGAGCTGATTTTGATGGTGATACTGTTATGTGTATTCCAACACACGATAAAGCAGGAAGGGTTAAGATCGCCTCAACGCCTCCATTAAAAGGTCTTGAGGGATTTGATCCAAAAATGTCATACCCAGAACGTCCTGGTATGAAATATATGAAAGACCCAAAGACTGGTAAAGACAATACTCAGAATGAAATGGGGAGAATTTCAAACCTTATCAGTGATATGACCTTAGCAGGAGCACCACCAGAAGAAATGGCTAGAGCAGTAAGACATTCTATGGTAGTTATTGATGCTGGAAAACATAAGCTGGACTACAAGCAAAGTGAGATTGATAACAACATTAAAGCATTGAGGAAAGAATATCAGGTTAAGACAGATAAGGATGGAAACATTACTGGCTATGGTGGCGCCGCTACTATCATTTCAAGAAGTAAGGGCGAATCTACAATAAACAAACGCCAAGGTACGCCCAAGATTAATCTTAAGGGTAAAGAATGGTATGACCCAAGCAGACCTGAAGGTGCGCTTATCTATAAAGATGCAGATAACCTATACTACCCAGATCGTAAGCAAGAGAAAGGTATCGTGGAGTTACGTACCGTGGATGGTAAAAAAGTAACCTACTCCTATGCCGATAAGGATGCGGTAGATAGGTATGCCCCAGTAGAGAGGAGAGACCCTGCTACCGGAAAAGTCACATTCACTAATAAAGATGGAAGCATAGAGTATCGAACCAAGGTTCATACACAGAAGAGTACCAATATGGCTGATACTGATGATGCGTACACTCTAGTATCAAAGGCTAGACACCCTATGGAACTTCTATATGCCGATTATGCCAATGATATGAAAGCATTAGCGAATCAGGCACGTGTTGAACTAGCCAATACAAGTAAGGTGGCATATAACCGAAATGCTAATACAATGTATAAAGCAGAGGTTAAGTCGTTGGATGAGAAACTTAATAACGCATTATTAAACGCTCCTAGAGAGCGTGCCGCACAACGAATGGCTAATGCTGAAGTACAAAAGAAGCAATTGGACAATCCTGATTGGAAGTCTGCTGATGTTAAGAAAGCGAGTCAGCAAGCATTAACAAAGTTTCGACAAGAAGTTGGCTCTGTCTCGAGACGAGCTCGAAACATACAGATTACAGACAATGAATGGAAAGCCATTCAAGCTGGAGCAATCAGTGAAAGTAAATTAAAGAAGATTCTTAATAATGCAGACATTGATGAATTGAGACAACGTGCCACACCAAGACAGACAAAAGCTATGACTGAATCTCAAATCAATCGTGCAAAAGCAATGTCTTCTTCGAACTTCACATTAAAACAGATTGCAGATGCTTTAGGTGTCTCAACATCAACAGTTTCAAAGTATTTGAAAGGAGCGTGAATTAAATGAATTATCAATCTTTATTGACAACAACAGATAATCCATTCGATCCATTCGAGCAGTTCACGCAATGGCAATTGTTTGATGCTCAAAAAGGAAGAGATACATGCGGTTATTTGATGCGAATTGCCAAAATTTCAGATGATATGTCTGAAGTTGAGTGTGATAAAGAAATAAATCGAGCAATTGATGAAATTATTGCAGAAAATCCTTTAGGAATTTACACAAAAGTTACAAAAGAGCTTGTTTTGGGCTAGATATGTGGTGAAAAAGCATAGAGGGGGGGTCTGAAAAAATGCACCCCCTCCCTGCAT